CGCCAGAGCATTGGGAGAAGCCCAATCTCACGCTTACTTTTGATGGCGAAACTGGAAAACTTAAATCAGCGGAGGTTATATGAAACCAACAAACAATCTACGTTTTGTTAAACGAGCGATACCTATACACGGTGAATCACATAACCCTAACGGTTCAGTGGGCAGAGTAGTAATGATCCTTCAACAGCAATGGATAAACGAAGATAAATTCGACGTTATTACTGGGAAGCTGTATGCCGAATGGCGTGACGTTCCATTGGAGGAAGAATGAAACCCTACGAAGAAGTTTGCTTCCCCTTTGGGATCATACGATGGACAAGAGAAGGTGATTTATACGTATGTCGCCTGTTGGAACATCAAATGAACGAGATAAAAGAAATTCATGAGCAGCCATGGGTTAAAACGTATTCAGGTGGCAAGCCTAACTATACTGAACCTTGTGAGCGTTGTGGTGAAGTTAATCCAGCAGAGATACATACGTGTACACCTAAGCAGCCTGAACCGGAGCCGGTGGCGAAACCTGAAGGATGTTCTGTTTGCGGCATTAAAGGCATTCATGCTTGCCCCGGCTACAGATGGCGGCAGGGCGACACACCTCCGACTGCAACCTACACCACCCCACCACAGCGCGAATGGCAAGGGCTGACGGAAAAAGAAACTATTGACCTTGCGCTTAGTGCTTTTGCACTCCCTGAAGTTTCTTCAGAAACACGAGAAAAGATACACCGAGATTTAGTTATTGCGATGAATGACCAAGATAGTCGTTTGATGCTTTTTGCGGCGAACATCGAAGCCAAACTAAAGGAGAAGAACAATGACTGACCGCGAACTTATGCAGATGGCACTGGATGCGTTGGAAGATGTCGATGGAATAGACACCGAAACCGAATGCGTGACCATTGATGTTGGCGAGGTAATCGAAGCACTACGCTCCAGACTAGCAAATGAATTTAACCCTGACTGGAATCAAGTAGAGGCATTGCAGGAATCGCTTCGGGAACACATGGCTGAGATTCAAAGACTCCGCACAGCATTAGCGCAGCCTGAGCCAGTCATACAAGCACGGAAGGAAGGCGATTTAATCGTGGTGGATCTGCCGCAAGTTCCAAGGGGGAGTGGTGGAATTATTAAGGATGAGCAGCCTGAACCGGAGCCAGTAGGGTGGATTGGTTATTTTGAGGGCAACCTTGTTAGTTTTCTTCAAACCCAAGAACAAGTAAATCAATTTTTAGAAAACACCGAACCTGTTGGACAAGTTTTTCCTGTCTACGCCGCCCCACCAAAAAAGGAATGGCAAGGGCTGACTGAGGAGGAAATTTTAGAGGAGTATAGGCAATCGTATGGTGACGATGGGAATTTGACTGATGTTTATTTTGCCCAAGCCATTGAAGCCAAACTAAAGGAGAAGAACAATGGATGAGCCCGTAGCCTTCATAGACGTAACACACAGAACTCTTGAATGGGCAAAACCTACGCGTTGGGAAACACCAACGGTTGTAAACATGCCCTTCATACCTCTTTACATAGCCCCACCAAAAAAGGAATGGGTCGATCTTACAGAAGAGGAGATTGAAGACTTAACGAGTGTAATGTTTGAAGAACCGTCAAACGAAGAAGTTATAGATTTTGCTTCACGTGTTCAAGCCAAACTAAAGGAAAAGAACACATGACCGACCGTGAACTATTACAGATGGCGTTGGATGCGTTGGAGCAATGCGTATCTACATGCCTTGACCAGTACTCGCACGAGCAAGTTATGTCACGCCCGGAACACTTTATGAATCAGGCAATGGGCGCACTCCGCACAGCATTAGCGCAGCCTGAACCGAAGCCGGTGGCGACTCTGTTTGGTTCTTTGCCTGTTTATGACGTACCAACAAAGCAGGAGCCTGTAGCGTGGATGCACAACTTTATCGACGAGGTTGTTATTGCCCATCGACCTGTGGATTTAGACCGACACCCTGACAGATGGACTGCGCTGTACAAAAACCCAACACCATGCCAAACCTGTGAAGCCTTAGCGCGTACCGTAATGATGGATCAAACATCGCACGACAATCCACCACAGCGCGAGTTCATAGGGCTGACGGATGAAGAAATAGGTGCAATGGAGAAGGAGTATTTGTTTGGAGGTAAAGAGTTTGATGATGAGATTGGTTATTGGGCGGTTTACCGCGCCATCGAAGCCAAGTTGCGAGAAAAGAATGGATAAGTTTCAACAAGCCACGACAGATCAACTGTATTTCCGTGACCCGGATATTGATCCCCCGCCCCGCGGAACGAGCATGCTGTTACTAAACCCGGGCTTTGTATGCGTAATCGGTGTATGGGATGACACGTGCATAGGCTGGTGCCCCAAGCCAAAAATACCAAAGTCGTTGAAAGAGAAACATGCCAAAGCAAAAGAAACCTGATTTTGATTGGGAAGCAGTCATCAACGGTAACCGTATTGGTGTGCATCAGGTATTGCAAAGCATTAAGGATGGTGCAGTGGATGAGCAGGAGTTTGAGAAGCTACAAAACTTCGTGCAGTTTTCCCTTGCTTTGATGCAGTTATGTGGACCACAGAAGTGGGCGCAGGCAAAACTAAATGCAGAACTGATGAACTATTTAAAGGAGAAGAGCAGTGGATAATTTAAGTGACGAAGAGAAGATTATATTTAACGCTATCGCAAAAAAAGATAAAACAAACACGCCTCCACAACTTTTGCTTGAAACAAACATGTCACGCTCATATGGGGGTCATTACGGGTATACGGTATACGAACCATTACCAAATGGTGAGTTGAGACTTGTCGGGTATGTAGGTGACAAAATTTAAAGGAGAAAGAAGATGACTGATCAAACTAATTACGTATACAAAACCATAGGCGCAGCACGCTTTCACTTACCTGATGGCATGTACACCATTGAAGAATTAGAAGACATTGTAGAAACCTTCAAACAAGCGAGAGCCATACAAAACGAACGCTTGAGAATGACCATGCAGCCTTTATCGGAGAACAAATGAAAAACGTATTCGATAGTTACAAGGATGATATTAAGTACCGTATTTGGCTGGTTTTTTGGTATTACAAAGAGGAGCCGCAGTCGCCCTCTATCTATCCCCAACTCATTCCGTATGGCTTTGAGAAAGAAGAGGAAGCTAACCGTATACGCGATTTGTTGGCTGACTACGCAGAGAACAAACACTTCGGTGTGCGTTGTGTCGAGATTGCGTGAGGAGAACAAATGAAAAAGTTCGATGAAAAGGTGTTCTTTGAACGTAACTACTGGGACAGTTATGCCGCCTTAAAGCGCCGTTATGACGTTGAAAATGAGCAAAAATGGCGTGAAGAAATCGATAACATGCCGTGGATCACGTTTCCAGCGGATTGGAAGGTGCGGATAATTCCGCCCTTTGGGGACGCCGTCGTGCGCTTTAATGTGGAGCTACCCTCCGGTGCTTTGCGCTCCGTGTACCTCGATTCACGGTGCTCGCTGGGCATTTGGTGGGACGAGGACCAAGGCCCGGTGCCTTATTGGGAGGTGTACCCGCATCACGGGGATGTTGGCCGGTGCAAAAAAGAGAATATCGAAGAGTTGCTTCGGATGATTGGGGATGAGGAGGAAGCAGATGAATGATGAGCTACGCAAACTAAAGGAGTTTAACGACCAGCTATGTGCTGAGAACGATCGTTTGCTCGAGCAGCGGACCATGCTGGTGGAAGCATTGCAGCAGGTTATTGATTTACCAGAGGACAGTTTGATTCATTTTAAGGTAGCGCGTAGGGCATTAGCCAGATTGGGAAAAGCAGATGATGGAAGTAATTGACGGAAGATTTGGTAAGCAGGTACCTGATGATTTATCCCAGAGGCTGCGGGAGTTGGCCGACGAGGTTGACAAAGGGTACATCACGGGGATGGTCATAGCGTACATAGGTGACGCGGAATATTCGTTTGTGTTTGGTACGAGTTTGTCTGAATCCATTGTGCTATCTACCCTGTTGCATCAGAGCAGTATCGATAGGATGAGGGTGTAGCATGACAAGAGACGACATTATCCGCATGGCGCAAGAGGCTGGATTTGAGGTTGATGAGAATCACGATGTATGGGTTACTGATGGGTATTGGTTGCGTGAACTCGAACGCTTTGCTGCATTAGTCGCAGCAGCAGAACGCGAAGCGTGTGCGAAGGTGTGTGAACAATATGAAACTGGCAGGCCTGAATACCATGCAGAAACATTAGCAAGAGCTATCCGCGCAAGGGGGAATAGATGTTGACCAGAAAAGAAGCATTCAAGATGGCAATGGACATTGACGGCCACATGAATGACAACCCACACGGAATAGATTTAAGCTGGGATAGCATTGAGAAGCTTGTCAATGAGGCGTATGCCAAAGGCGCAGCAGCAGAGCGTGAGGCGTGTATCCGTGACTGCGACAGCGTGGACTTAGCTGGTGCTGACGATTGCATTGCCGCTATCCGCGCAAGGGGGCAGAGATGACGTACGTGCACATCAATGCACCTAAAGCAGTAAAGCGAAGTATTCACTCAGGGCACTGTCCTGATTGCAAGCGTAATAGTCGATTCATTGGTTTGTTTTATGAGTGGTACGGCTGGGATACAACGTGCCTGCGTTGCGGACGCAGCTGGTCAGACGGCGAATGGAGGCCGCTGCCGTTCTATCGGAATGCACGACGCGACAGCATAGCTTCTGCAAAATCTTATTGGCGAAGGGGGCAAGGATGACCACGCGGTTCTGTACAAGCTGTCGATGCATGCGAGAGGGAGCAGGAGGGGTATTTAGGAAGTCTAAAGTAAGCGGGCGATGGATTTGTGGCCCGTGCCTCGAGCATAAAACAGAAAGTGTCTACAAAAGCAACGCAAAACAGGGAAATAACGGAGCCATTTTACATAACGTGGCAAGAGGGGCAGGAGGATCGAGAGGAGCGGGTAAGGAATAATCCTTACTCAAAGGGTTAACGGTGCATCGGTTTTAAGTTAACAATAGGGTGGGTTTAAGTTTACAGTTGGGCGGTTGGTGGGGGAGAGGGGAAGGGCAAAGGATGGAGGGGATAGGGCGAAGGGCAAAGGAGCGCGGATCAAGGCGCTTTTTTGTTGGGTAAAGTGTTGTGGTAATGGTAATTGTATTGGGGTACTTTTTTGCTTAAAAAAGAGGCAGGTAGAGAGGGTCAAAAGGTCCCTTTTTTTGGGTAAAAGGGGGTTTTAAAATTTAAAAGGGGGTGTTTTTTATCCATTACGTTTCTGTCTTGATAACTGGGGCATTTCATCACACCAACGCTTCTATATAGGGTGCGTCTGACACAAAAATTCTAAATTTTTTTTTTTGATGAAAAGTATCCTTTTGGACGTAATGCCGCAATAAGCTAGTGTTTATGCGGGTTTTATATTACGGTTGTCAAAGAGAGAAGTGTGTGACGTAATTGCAAGCTGGAAATATACGGGGTGCGCGCGCGAAGTCATTTTTTTTTTTTTTTTTTTTTTTGTGTTGGCCGCACCCTATAAGGGAATCCTGCAAATAGTTTTTGATGGTACAGTTTGGCAGGGTGTTTTTTTGAAGCGGGGTTTTGGAGAGGTCGATGAAATGGGATGAGGAAGCTCCAATTTATAGGGGTATTAAATCGAGGCGTCACACGCTGGGAATGACGGTCAACGGGCGCATGCGGTACCCGTTTAAGGCGATGATTGTGAACGATTACTTTGTTGTCGAAAGTACTACAGCGGCTATTGCAGTGAGAAATGCTTTGAAGTCGTTTTATCGTCGCATGCCTAGCCGACAGTTTACTGTTCGGCAAAAGCAGGACGTAGACGGATTGTGGATTGTACGGAGGGTAATGTGACTAGACGTAAGAACGAGACGAGAACAACAGTAGCGATGCCTGCGTTGCCGCAGGACGTGTTGGAACGGGTGGCTAAAGCTCACAGAACGGATAAAAAGGGCAATATCGTAATGTTGTCACCAAAAGAGTGGGCTTTTGTGCATGAGTATGTGACGCGGGATGGCTCAATGACGCGAACAGAAGCGGCTATTCGTGCTGGATATAGTCCTAAAAACGCTACGAGCGTGATCCGGGTGTTACTGGACCCTGAGCGCTCTCCGCATGTTGTGGCGGCCGTGAACGAGTTGCGCATGGAATTAGCGGAAAAATATGGGACGAGTTTTGAAAGGCACATGAGGGACCTGCAGATGATCCGTGACAAGGCGATCGATGCGGGAGCATGGTCTGCTGCTGTACAGGCGGAATACAGGCGTGGACAGGCTTTGGGGACTATTTACGTGGATCGAAAGGAAATCAGGCACGGCACAATTGATTCGATGTCTAAAGAGGAGGTAATGCGCAAGTTGGAGGAACTGCGCAAGGTATACGGCGGAAAACCCCCTCAATCGATAATGGACGTTGAAGTGACTGAAGTGGAAAAATCGAGGGTAAAAGAAATTGAAGCGGAACCGGCCGACGCCGTGTTGATTGACGATACGCCAAAATTTGATCCGGAGGAATTGCTGGTTGAATTAAAACCGCCGTTGCGCGAGGAAGATTGGGAACTTAACGACGATGACGATTAAACCGGAAGCCGCTCTGGCTAAACGCGTGCGAGATAATTTGCCCGGTTGCAAAATAACTCGTATTGAATCGCGGGCGAGCCTTGGGTTTCCTGATTGCGTGATTGCTTTTGAAAAAACCGGGCGGTTCGTCCCGGTTGAATTAAAAGTTGTGCAGGCGGGACTAAAAGTAGATTTAAGGCCGCATCAAATAAGCTTTCACTATGCGCATGCGGATATCGGCTGCAAAACCTATATTTTAGTTGAATATTGGCCGCCAAAAGGCGAAAAAGAACTTCGTTTATATTCGGGCGCGCAAGCGATTGAGTTACAAAAACAGGGCCTGCGATTGCCTGCATTGAATAGTTGGCCTTTGCGCGGGATGCAATGGGGCGAGCTTGCCGAAATAATTTGTTGACTTTGCCGGGCGCACTGGCAAATTACGGCCAGCAATGAATACAGGAGAAAATAAACGTGGTAATTCAAAAACGCTCGCGGGCGTATAAGCGATTTTATCGGGACCGTGTACGTTATCGGCCGCCTGATCCGCCCGAGCGGGCGCGCGTTAATTGGTTATCGCATGCGCGGCGATTGCTGGGCATGTTTTTAGTGCATGCAATTATTGGCGGGAAATAAAATTTGCTTGCAAAATAATTTTTTCCGCTGTTATACTATCCGGGCAGGAACAAATTAATACAGGAGAAAATAACCATGCTAAAAACTGTTGCTATATCATCAAATCGCAAAACCGGCCCGATTGCTGTTACTTATCGCTCGGGCATGCATGAAACTTTTGGCACGTGCCCGAAAACGTGCGAATTAAACCCTCGTGGTGATTCGGCTGCCGATATCGTAGACCGCGATTATCTGGCCGCATTAAAAAAGGCGGTGCCGCGCAAGGGCATTGCATGGACCTATTCTCATTTTTCTGCAGAAGCTTTACCGATACCGAAAAAGGGTGAAACCGTGATCAATTTCTCGGCCGATAATATGCGGGACGCCGTGAACGCTATTGAACTCGGCCGCCCGGCCGTATACGCGGCCCCTAAAGATACAGCGGAGCAATGGCCGCGGGTTTTTCAGGGCGTGAAGTTTATTCGCTGCCCGGCCGAATTGTCGGACACTTTCACGTGCCAGCAATGCGGTAATGGCCGCCCCTTATGTGCTCGTCCCGAGCGCGATTATGCGATTGTTTTTGTTGCGCATGGTACGGGAGCAAAGAAAGTCGGAGCGGATGAAAAGGGCGGTTGTTATGCGGCGAGCGGGCCAACGGCGATTCAATGGCACGGCGTGAAAAAATCAGGCCTACAAAACGATTCGGCCGCGTTAATAGCCTTTGCAAAATCATTGCCGCCGGGATCCATGCTTCGGCATCACGTGGCGGGTGATATCGGGCAAGAAAATTAAAGCTTGCACGGGCGAGAAAATAGCGCGATAATTCCAGGGCGGAATTAATCCGCTTACTTATACGGGAGAAATAAACAATGGAAAACAAACTTGCCCCAGTGGCAACGCCTGAAAAACTAGGCCTATTTGTTGCAAAATCGCTGCATTGGTCCGGTGATTTAATAATGGCCGCGTTCATTGAAGCTTTAACGGACGCAAATTTTCACTCACTCGCAAGCGAGATTGAAAGCATTGCTATACGGGAGGGCCTTTTCAATGAAGCTTGATTTTATTTCGGATCCCGGGCACGGCTGGTGCAAAACCCCCGTGAAGCTTTTGCAAAAGCTTGATTTAGTCGAAAAAATCACTCATTACAGTTACATTCGGGGCGATTATGCTTATTTAGAGGAGGATTGTGATTTATCGTTATTAATGGCCGCCGCCCGTGATAAGGGTATCGCCCTCAGTTTCCGGGAGCGCAATAGTCCCGAGCGGCCGTCCCGCGTGCGTAATTATGAGCACTATTCGCCGGGCCGAGCACTGGCCCGCATTGCACCGTCAAATTAATTTGCACGGGCGAGAAAATTTAGGGCATAATTTCCGGGCGGATCAATTCCGCCCTTTTTAATCTATACGGGAGAAATAAACCATGGCACATATGATCGATGAAACAACCGGCCGCGCCGCTATTGCTTACACTGGCACTACTCCTTGGCATGGACTCGGCCAGCAATTAACGCCGGGCGCAACTATTGAACAATGGACGGAGCAAGCGGGCCTGAAATATACCGTGCTCGAATCATCCGTACGTTATGAAACCCCGGCCGCTACTGAATTGCAGGTATGGCCCGAGAGAAAAGTATTATCGCGCTCCGATACGGGCGCACCCTTGGCCGTGGTGTCCAATGGCTATAACGTAGTGCAACCGGCCGAAATAATGAATTTTTTCGGCGAACTAGCGAAAATTGGCGGGTTTGAATTGGAAACCGCCGGGGCATTATCTGCAGGTAAGCGGATCTGGGCGCTCGCCAAAATCGGGGACGGTGCACCGATTGTCGACAATGATTTAGTTAAACCCTATTTATTGCTCGGCACGTCATACGACGGGACCATGGCAACAGTGGCGAAATTTACTGCGATTCGCGTGGTATGCAATAACACGATCACCGCTGCAGTTGGAGGGTATAGCAATGGCCGCGTTATTCACGGCGAGGGCGAAATAGACAAGGGCTATTTAAAATCGGCCGTGCGAGTACTGCACTCTGAAAAGTTTAATGCTGAATCGGTCCGCCTGCAGTTGGGCATCGTTGCAAATAGTTTTGAATCGTTTTTAGTTCAATCACGTCAATTCGCGGGCGTGCCAATGAGCGAAATTCAAGCGGATGATTTTCTGGCCGAGTTACTCAAACCCTATTGCCGGGCCGAGAAAAAAGAAATTCGTGAAACAAAAGCTTTTGTCCGCATAATGGAATTATTCAAAGGGCGGGCCATTGGATCCGATATCCCGGGCGTTGCGGGCACGCGTTGGGGCATGCTGAACGCCGTTACTGAATTAGTTGATCACGAGCGCGGCCGCTCCAATAATTCGCGCATTGAGTCCGCATGGTTTGGTTCCGGGGCCGCATTAAAAGCCCGCGCAGTGGAGTTACTCGCCGTCTAAATAAGCTTTATTAATCAAACACTTGGCCCGCAATGCGGGCCTTTTTTATTTGCGGTATCTAACAGAAAATCGCCTATTAAATAGGATGTTAACTAAATACCTGCAGTGATTTAACATTTTACATAATGTAGCTAAACCGGCCCTCGTCCCTCGGGCCCTGAAACCCCCAAAATCTACCGTCCCCGCCGCCCCTCGCTCCCCCTCCCGCCCTCCCCGGGCCCCGGTTCCCGGGCACTGGCCCGCCGTCCCCGGTTCCCGGGGCGCGCGCCGTGGTGCACTGGCCCCCGGCCGCGGGCCGTGGCGCTCGGTGCATGCATTGCTGGCCGTGGTGCTCGGGCCGTGGTGCATGGTCCCCGGGCCGCGCAAAGGGTACCTGTATCGATTTTGCGTGGGACGTGAGTGAGCGCTCACCCACCCCGGCGATTTGGCCCCCGTGTGACGGCTGCGGAAGCTATAGCCCGATTTCACACAAACAATTACCACTTGCAACTGTTCTGTTTTCGTGGAACAATGTTCGTCATGAAACCTTGTTCAAAATGCAGAAAGGATAACGATCGAACGAATCAACGTTATTGCAAAGCTTGCCACGCGGCCTACATGCGCGAGCATCGGCCCAAGCATTCTCAGCTACACCCCGAGGCGCGGGCCAAGGCTAACTGCCGTGCTTATGCTAACGTGTACCTAAAGCGGGGGCTCTTGGTCCGTGGCCCATGTCACGTATGCGGCGCTACCTCGTCCCAGATGCATCATGAGGATTACGCTAAGCCCTTAGAAATTCGCTGGCTTTGTAGGATTTGCCATCTTGACCTTCATCGCAAGGAGCGAAATAGGGCCCTTGATGAAAAAAACGCAAATCTCAAAAAAATTTTAGAAAAATTTGAAACCTATGACCCCTGACGACATCGAAGCAGAAAGAATCAAGTTAGAGTTTCGCCTAGCGCAAATCGAAACCCGGGAGCGCGCAACGTCATCCTTCTTGGATTTTTGTTTGTACGTCTGGCCGGAGATGATTGTCGGTGAGCATCATCGTAGGATTGCAGCGGCGCTTGATCGAATCATCTCGGGTCAATGTAAGCGCTTGATGATCGCCATGCCCCCGCGCCACGGTAAGTCACAGATGGGGAGTTATTTGTTTCCCGCGTATCTGATGGGCCGTTTGCCTCAGTCCAAGTTGATTGTTGGATCGCACACGGCGGAGTTAGCTCAACGCTTTGGACGGATGATTAGGAACTTGGTCGCTGAGGAGCGGTACGCGGAGCTTTTCCCTAACTTCGGGTTGTCGGCGGATTCAAAGGCGGCCGGTCGTTGGGATACCAACGCAGGGGGTGAAGCGTTTTTTATTGGTAAGGGCGGTGCGATGACCGGCCGTGGCGGTAACGTGGTGATCTTGGACGATATTTTGGACGAGCAGGATGCGTTGTCAGATACGGCCATGGAGAACACGTGGGAGTGGTATACGTCTGGACCTCGTCAACGTTTGCAACCGGATGGGGCGATTGTGATTATTAACACCCGTTGGCGGACCGATGATTTGACGGGAAGGTTATTAAAGCAGCAAGGGCAGTTGAAAACGGATCAATGGGAGATATTGGAGTTTCCGGCGATCCTGCCAAACAATGAGCCGCTGTGGCCGGAGTACTGGTCGCTGGAGGAGTTGGAAAAGGTCAAGATGTCTATTGGCTTGCGCAAGTGGTTAGCGCAATGGCAACAGCAGCCAACCTCTGAAGAGGGGGCGATATTAAAGCGCGAGTGGTGGCAGATATGGGATAAGACTGAACCACCGCAGTGTGAGTACATCATTCAGTCCTACGATACGGCGTACTCCAAAAAGGAGAGCGCGGACTTCTCTGTCATTACGACGTGGGGCGTGTTCTATCCGGATATGGACTCGGGGCCGAATATTATTTTGTTGGATGTTAAGCGTGGGCGGTGGGACTTCCCGGAATTAAAACGCATCGCCAAAGCACAGCACGATTATTGGAAGCCGGATAATACGTTGATCGAGGCTAAAGCAACGGGGATCACGCTGCAGCAGGAGCTGCGTCGAGTAGGGATTCCTGTGACTATGTACAATCCCGGTGGCAGACGTGCAGGGCAGGATAAGGTAAGTCGTGCGCATTCGGTCGCTCCCATGTTTGAAAGCAGGATGGTCTGGGCACCGGAGACGGAATGGGCAGAGGAGTTGATCGAGGAATGCGCAGCATTTCCCAACGGCGACTATGACGATATGGTCGATTCGACAACACAAGCCATGATGCGGTTTAGGTCGGGGAATTTTGTGACGTTAAACGATGATGATACGGAAGAAGGGACGAGCGATACGCTTGTGCACGAGTATTATTAGCCATACAATCTCTGCCAAATCAACTAGTTGAGGCGTGGGCCATGAATATTGATGAACGCAATAATTTGATTGCCCTTGCCAATGACGCTGGGGAATACGAAGGCTTGCTAGGGATGGGTTACTCCGAAGGCGGGGAAGTGGAAGAGGAGTCGCCTGACGAGGAAACAGAAGTTCAAGGCTATGCAGAGGGTGGCTTGGTAAACCCCTACGCAGCAGATGATCCGAACGCCCCACTGTCACAGAATGTTCAGCAGACCGCTTCAGGCCCTAAGTTTTTCACGGATGTTTTGGCAAACCAACCGTTGCCCGGCGCTCCGCTAGGTCAGGGTGTGGTGCCAGAAGGTGCAACCGCTCCTAAGCCCGGACCGTATGACAACCTATTTTTGCCTAAGGTGTCGCCCACAGCAGGTGCACCTACAGCGGAGGTAGCGCCTCCGACCTCGCCACTACGCGCAGCAACACCCACAGGTGCGCCGACTGCCGCACAGGCGTTGCAGGGGTTAAAGTTTGCGGAACCGAGTTTCGCGGTTCCCGCAGCAGCACCCATTACTACCCCAACGTTTACAAAACCTGTGTTGAAGGCGGAGAAGGATTTGCCTGCGCAGGTAGTTAATCTTGCGCCTATGCAGGTGTTGGAATCATACGGCGGAACGCCGGTTAGCTTTGCTCGCCCAACTAATGCAGCGGCACGGTTGGAGGATACGGGCACTAGCGGCGTGGGCGGTGTGTCGTTCTCTGGGTCTGGCACGTCTAGTGCAGCAGGAGCCACGAATAAGACACCGTTGGGCTACGAGTACAGCACCTACAAAAGTTTGACACCAGAGCAGCTTGCTGGATCGGGAACCAAGGCCCAGATCGGCGAAATGTTTAAGGGTATTATTGGTCAGCAAGAAAAAGATGTAGCCGCTTTGCGTTCCGAATACAACACAGCCATGTCGTATGGTAATACAGACTTGGCAGCTAAATTAAAGCCCATTCTAGCTGATCAAGAAACAGAATTAGGTTTAGTAAAAACAGATTTGACTAATGCGGGCAAATATTTTACAGGCGTAGGCGGCGCATACGAGACACCTACCCTGTATCAAACACGTCGCGAAACAGATTGGCTAAAGAACCAAGGTATTACTGGGTATAGCGGATTAGACATAGGCTCGATTGGTTTTACACCTGAGACGAAAGTTGATCCGTTTTCCACGGAACTTACAAAGCAACAGAAGGACTATACGGTAGCTAATAACGTATATATGGAGTTGAGTAAACAATTTGGAGCGAACAATGAGTTTGTTAAAAATTACTACAACGATGTAGTTGCTCCACAAAAGCAACAGTACGATGATTTGAATAAACTAGCCGGTGGTGTGACAAAAGCAAACCTGTATGGAACGATCACAGGTGCTGCAGCGTACAAAGATTTCACCCCGTTGAAATTGGCGGAGATTCGTAATGAAGCGCAGACAACTGCCGCGTTTAAGCCAACGTTTGATCTTTACCAAGGTAACGTAAACAAGCTAATTACTGCTAGAGATGAGGCGGATAAGTTGGGCTTGAGCGGTTATGCGTCAAAACTAAATAGTTTGCTTGAAACGGAGCAGGGTAGGTTACAGCAAGTTATTGGCGCGCGTCAGTCCGCTATTGATCAAGCACAACCGGATCCTATGCGTGATTTGATTTTGGGTAAACAAATGACAGCCCAGAAGATCACAAGTTTTGCTGGACTTGATATGCCGAATCAGGATTACTCTAAGCTAAGCGCGGCTCAAGCTTTTGACCCAGTTATCACACGACAGAATCAGGACTACCAAGCGGCCTTAGGAACGTACAACCAGCTTAAGGCTTTGTATGGGGACAAGGCCGACGTCACAAGGAACTTCTTGAACGACGTGGTGAATCCACAGAAGCAGGAGTTAGATCAAGCGACGTTGATGAAGGGTAACGCTAATACAGCGTTGCAGGCTCTCAATACAAACTATTTAACCTACATTCCTCCTAAGCTAACAATAACGTCAAAGACTACGGAAGAAAGTATTCGCAATGCGTTTAAAACATCCTACGAGAATGTTGAAAAAAGCGTAAAAGCGCTAGATGGGATTATTCAAAACTATGCAGACAAAACAGGTGTTGGCTATTATTCGGATGCGCTTCGTAACAAGATTAGTGCAGTAGAAAAACAACGTGAGAGGATTGATGATGATGTCAATGCGTACATCAATAGAATTCCGGGTCGAGCGAAGGGCTCACCGATCACGGGCGAAGTAGCGAGTTCCAAGTCGAGGGCCATGCTAAAAAAGTTGCAAGGGGATGAGCCTTCCCCCGTCATGCGTGCAGAGGGCTCTCCTGCTACGGGTGAGGTATCCTCACTCGAGCGTACTGAAACACCTGTAGTAGGTTCGATTGGTCGCGGTATTCAACGGGCAAGTGAGTTTGCTTCTGCTCCGTTTGGTTATGACAATCCCCCAGTGCGTATGTTGTTGGAGGCGTTAAACATTCCAGCAGCAGGTCGCGCGGTGGAAGACATTGCGCAAGGGTTGCCATTAACACGGGGCAAGGGCACGGCTACTTACCCAACAGAAAATGCTAAAGCGTTGTTGGAAGCGACGTTGAACGTGGCTCCTGCTGCGGGGCCCGCGGCTAAGTTAGTAGCAAAGGGTGCGAAGAAAGCAGCCAAGGAGTTAGGCCCTACCTTGGCAGAGCAAGCGATGAAGTACGCTCCTGCAGCGGAACCGATGTATGCAGTCAAGCCTAAGGGCGGCACCTTCTATCCATCCAGTTTTGGTTCACGCATGGACGATTACTTAGATGACGTAGTACGTAATCTGTCCCGCTCTACTACGTTGTCTGGAAAAGATGCGGAAGGTGTAGCTGAGTTTATCCGCAATAAAGGCCGCAAGTATTTGACGACTGAATATGGCACTGCCGAGGATTCGTTGCGCAAGGCACTTTTAGAAGGTCGCTTGCCTCGTTTTGGCACAGACAAACAGGCGTTTCGTACTTACGCACTAAAGGCTGCGCGTGGCGAGGGCCGTGGTGCAGGAGCTGCCGCAGAAGAAGGCGGAGATGCAGCGCAAGCATTGTCCCGCTTAATGGGTGATCCAGAGGCGATTGCTGATTTGGAGAAAGCCTATGATGCAGCTACCGCCATTCGTGCAAAGTTAATCAAGCCATCAGACGTACAGGCTAATGAAGGCTACAGCATAGCAAACAAAGTAGAAGCACAGCTTCGTGAAAAGTTACGTGCTGAAGGCGTTCCAGAGGAGCTTATAAACATTGAGTATCCTTATCCAAAAACCATAGAAGACCTATCAAAGTCTTACGCCTCTGAATCGGAAAAAAATCTTGGACGAGTAATTGAAGAGTCTTTGCCGGGTGGGGCACCTACGGAACTTCGTTCGCAATTTCCTAAAGACGTTGAGAGCATGCTATATGCAGTGAAAAACACTGAACCTATTTATGACGTGGGCCAGCCTTCATTGGATTTCTTAAAGGCATCTAATCTTGCAGAAGGTATTGCTTCTATCCCGCTAAAAGATTTACAACGCATGAGTTTCCCTGAAGCCGTGATCAAAGGCACGAAGAACATGAAGTTGGTTAGGGATTGGCAAGAGGTTTTAAAGAACGCGGAAAGCGGAAAGAATCTTCCTAAGCAGCTTTATTTTAAAGGCACTGAACCAGTAAAAGAGCTAGGTGAGAATTTGCAGTGGGTTCGCGTAACTAGTCCTGATGCGGTTGAACTAGAGGGGGCTGCAATGCGCCACTCTGTGGGAGGCTACAAAACCAGCAATAGTTACAACTTAGGAGGCAAAGACGCCTTCAATCAAGGCCGTGCTCGTATATACTCTCTGCGCGATAGCAAGGGGGTTCCCCAAGTTACGGTAGAAGTAGAGGCGCTTCCTAATGGCGAACTTAACGTAACAAGACAGATTCAAGCCAAGTTTAATAGCGAACCTACTGCAGAGCAGAAGCGAGCAATCTTCAGGTTGTTTGATGAGTTGAATCCATCGTCAATGAGGTCTACTGTGTACAGTAGGGATAGAACGGGTTCCTCGCTTAAAGAAGACGCGGTGGTTAACTGGGGCAACGAGTATCAGGATTACCTGAAATACAAGAATAAAGATGGGGAATAGTTATGCCAATAGATAAAGCAGTCAATGCGGCCCCCTCAACAAGCATTGAAATCGACACAGAGGATATGCCCGAAATAGAAGTCATCTTGGAAGAGGACGGTGGGGCAACGGTCGAGATCGGTGAAATGGAGGACATGGAAGTTAGCTTCGATGCCAACCTAGCCGAGTTAGTTGACGAGGACGAGCTTGGCCGCATGGGCCTTGAGCTCATGGCCTTGTTTGAAGCAGACAAGGCTTCCCGCGAAGATTGGGAAGAAATGTATGCCAAAGGCCTAGATCTTTTGGGCATAAAGATGGAAGAGCGCACGAAGCCCTTCCGTGGCGCGTCTGGCGTATCTCACCCCTTGTTAATGGAAGCTATTGTTCAGTTCCAAGCACAGGCGTTAAAAGAATTAATGCCCGCTGGTGGCCCTGTTCGTACGGAAATAGTAGGCAAAGAGAGCATAGACAAGGCTCAACAGGCTGCTCGCGTACAAGATTTCATGAATTACCAGCTTACAACGGTGATGCAAGAGTACACGCCGGAGTTTGATCAGCTACTTTTCTACGCTGGTTACGGTGGTTCAGCGTTTAAGAAGGTCTACTACGATCGACAACTCGGTCGAATGGTGTCAAAACTGGTGTTGGCAGACAATTTGTACATCCCGTACAACGGTTCATCGGTCCTGTCGCAGTGTCCGCGCATTACTTACTTGGTTCCCATGCCAATTAATGAGTACAGAAAGCGCGTATTAGACGGTGAGTACCTCGATTTAGACATTCTGCCAGACACTTCTCCACCCACTGACAACCAAATCCAAGAATCGCAGGATCGTCAGACAGGTCTAAACCCTTCAGAAGTCGATGAAGAGGTCTTTTTGATGGAATTTACCATCGATTGGGACCTAAAAGGCTTTGAAGCAGTCGATGAAAAGGGCGAACCCACTGGAATTGCCTACCCATACATCATCACGATGGAGCAATCGAGCGGTAGGATCGTTGGAATTCGTCGTAATTGGAAAGAAGGCGATGAATTACGCCTGAAAAAGAACTACTACGTGCATTACATGTTCATTCAGGGCATGGGCGCGTATGGTTTGGGCCTCGTTCACTTAGTCGGTAACCTAACTAAGGGCGCAACGGCCGCTCTTCGTCAGCTTTTGGATGCTGGAACGCTGCATAACCTGCCTGCAGGCTTCAAAGCTAAGGGCGCACGTATTGCAGACAGCGATAATCCGATCCAACCGGGAGAATGGAGAGACATTGATGCAGGAGGCGCGGAACTTTCGGCCTCATTAATGCCGCTACCATACAAAGAGCCTAGCCAAACCCTGTTTGCATTGCTTGGTTTCCTTGTTGACGCTGGTCGCAGGCTCGCCTCCATTGCCGATATGCAGGTAGGTGAAGGCAATCAGATGGCGGCCGTTGGTACGACCATTGCATTGCTTGAAAAAGGCTCGTCGGTTATGTCGGCGATCCACAAACGCATGCACTACGCACAGAAATTGGAGTTCCAGTTGCTGGCGGAGGGCTTTGGCGAGTTCTTGCCTGACGAATACCCGTACGACGTACCGGGCGCATCACGCAAAATCAAAAAAGCAGACTTCGACAGCATGGTTTCCGTCTTACCTGTTGCCGACCCCAACATTTTCTCCTCCGCACAACGTATCACGCTGGCTCAAACCCAGTTGCAGTTGGCACAGAGTGCTCCGCAGATGCATAACATGTACGAAGCGTACTACCGTGTGTATGCAGCGATGAATGTTCGTGACATCGATGGCATTCTTCGTCCACAACGTAGTCAAATGCCGAAAGACCCTGCGCAAGAAAACGCAGATGTTATGGATTTGATGGAGCTAAAGGTATTTGCAGGCCAGCAGCACGACGCACACATCTTGTCGCACTTAGTAATGGGCATGTCGCCAATGATTCAGGCTAATCCTCAGGCAGCCATTGAGTTACAAAAGCACATCTTGCATCACGTGCACATGCAGGCCGAGGAGCAGGTAGCTGCTGACCTCTATCGCGAGTATGGCGAGGACCCTGATGGTTTGGTGTCTGATATTCAACGTGAAGGCATGGTTGCTATTCAAGTTGCACAAGGCATGATGCGTATTCGTGAGATACAGGGTCAGTTGTCGGGTGCCGGTCCTGATCCGTTGATCCAGTTGAAGGAAACAGAGATTCAACAGCGCGCTCAGGCAGATCAAGCTAAGATTGCGATCGACAATAAACGTGTTGCTTTGGATCAAGAGAAGATGGCACAGCAACGTCAAGCTAATACCGATCGTATTCAGTCACAAGAAGACATTGCACAACTGCGCGCCGAGGTTACTCGCGAGCGTTTTGCTCAACCAAAACCACCGGGAGGCCCAAATGCCACTTAAAAAAGGTAAGAGTCAAAAAGTGATCAGCACCAACATTGGTGAAATGGTCGGATCCTTTAAAAAGACAGGCAAGATCGGGACAAGTAAGCCCGCAACCAAACAAGCAGCCGTAAAACAGGCCGCTGCAATTGCTTATGAAAAAGCAGGTAAGTCTCGCGCCAAGCCCATGAAAAACGGTGGCGTGATGGGCCCTGTGAAATCCGTCCTGCGCAAGGACGCAATGAGAAGAACTAAGATTTATTGATTCTAAGCCCTCCAGACGGTGGCTTAAACCGTCTGCTACTCATGGAGTTTTACCATGCTCACATTCGCTGAAGCTATATTAAAAGAAGTGAGAAAGTTGCAGGCTGATACCGAAGCATTGGTATTGGGCGGCGGCATTCCGGACATGGAACGCTACAAGTTCTTGATGGGTCGTCTGGAGGGGTTACGAATGGTGGAAGATTCCACCAAGGAGTTGGTGAAGAAGTACAACGCCGACGATGATGACTAGCCCTAAGGAGATCCAATGGAAGTTGTAGAACAGGAAAAGCTTACTCCTCTTGAGGAGAAGTGGATGAAGGAACAGGAAGAACAAGCGTCAAACTTTTCGCTTGAGAACGCCTTTACCACCAGCGGAGATATCGACAAGGAACGCCTTGAAGGTACTCTTATGGATCATCTACCTCAACCGACTGGCTGGCGTATATCAATCCTTCCCTATCGTGGAGCACGTAAGTCGAAGGGCGGTATTGAACTAGCAGAAGAGACCCAAAAGAAGACACAGCTTGCAACTACATGCGGCTATGTTTTGAAGTGTGGCCCTCTTGCCTATCTCGATCAGGACAAGTTCCCGACCGGAGCATGGTGCAAGGAAGGCGATTGGATTATCTTTGGCAGGTACGCTGGAGCGCGCATCCCTATTGAAGGGGGTGAGGTACGTTTCCTTAATGACGATGATGTTTTGGGCACCATATCGGACCCAAAAGACATCTTGCACATGTTCTAAGGAGGAATAATGTCAACTGAACAGCTTGAATTTAATATTGGCGAAGACGAAGAGCCAGCGACTGTCGAGATGAATAACGACGGTACTGATGCAAAGGTCACCAGCGTAGAGGAGCCTCCAGAGATAGAGGAAGTGCCTGCTAAGGGTAAGCAGGCGCAGGAGTTGGACAACTACAGCGACTCAGTCCAAAAACGGATTGATAAGCTGACGGCCCGCCTTCGTGAAACAGAGCGCCGTGAGCAGGCAGCCTTGGAATATGCCAAGAGTGTCCAGCAAAAGGCCACTGAGTTAGAGCAGAGATACCATCAAACGGATACTGTACGTTTGCATGAGACTAAGAGCCGAATTGAAACGCAAGTTGCTGCGTTAAAAGCGGTAATTCGTCAGGCTCGTGAAGAGGGTGATATTGATACGGAGACAGAAGCGCAGGAACGCTTGGCTTCAATTACGTATGATCATCGCAGAGTGTCTGAGGACGCTGCCGCTCGTCAAAATCAGAATGAGCAGATGGAACTACGCCGTCAGCAGCAGGCTCAACAAGCTCAGCAGGTGCAACAACAACCGCAACAGCAACGCCGTCAACCTGACGAAAAAGCTGAAGCGTGGGCCGAGAGAAATGAGTGGTATGGACGCGATGCTGTCCTAACCAATGCAGTACAAGGGGTTCATTATCAACTCGTTGTTGAGGAAAAATTTGACGCAACGTCAGACGAGTACTATGATGAATTAGATAAGCGTATGGCAGAGTATTTTCCAGAAAAATTAGGACGCCAACGTCAGCAAAACAACAGGACAACTCGGCCAGCGCATCCGGTTGCCCCTGCATCCCGTTCGTCGGGTATCAATAATGCGCGCCGCTCTGTCAAGCTCACCCCGAGCCAAGTAGCGATAGCTAAAAAACTGGGTGTACCGCTTGAGGAATATGCCAAATACGTTAAGGACTAAACCATGGAAAATATCGACATCCCAAAATTGAATCGCAAGTCGCGTTCGACTGAATCTCGCTCTGCAACTGCGCGTCGTAAGCCGTGGGCACCTCCTTCGAAATTGGACGCGCCTCCAGCTCCTCCCGGATACAAACATCGATGGATTCGCGCTGAAGCTGCAGGAGTCAGTGACCGAAACAATATCGCTATGCGATTACGTGAGGGTTACGAATTGGTTCGTGCAGATGAATATCCTGATTTCGCAGGTCCAGAGATGGAGGGTAGCACCTACAATGGAGTTCTCTCCGTAGGAAGCTTGCTCCTCGCACGTATGCCAGAGGAGACCGTAGCAGAGCGCAACACATATTACACCTCGCGCACCCGGGAACAACTGCGGGCGGCCGATAATGATTTATTGAAGACAAATGCTCATGACAGCATGCGTATTCAGAATCCTTCTCGTCGCTCTAAAACCGTTTTTGGTAGCCCTGCTATCGAAGGCGACGATGAGTAATCTTTTTAAGGAAAAGACAAATGGCAAACGTTGATAAAGCCTATGGTCTGCGTCCGATGGGCAACTTGTCAGCAACTGGCGGCCAAAAGCAGTACGGCTATCTGATTGCGGACAATCAGTCTGGCGCTATTTACCAAGGCGATCTAGTTACACTTTCCAGTGGCTACCTCGTTAAATTTGACGCTACTCTGCACACTGTTGCAGTTGGCGTATTTAACGGCTGCTACTACTTGGATCCAACCACCGGCAAGCCTACATGGAAGAACTACTATCCGGGTTCTGTCAACATCACCAGCGGCACTATACAAGCTGATGTACTTGACGATCCTAGCCAGTTGTTCACCATTCAGGCAGACGAAGATGTTGTTCAAGCTGACATCGGCTTGAATGCACCTATCGCCTACACTGCAGGTAGTTCAACTACTGGTGTTTCAGCAACTGAGTTGGATTCGTCCGCCATTGCTAACACTGCTGGCCTCGTGCTGAAGATTGTCGGTAAGTACGACATTCCGGGCAACAATTTGGGTGAGAACTACACTCAAGTCGTTGTGAAGATCAACGCACACATGTATAGCAGCGCAGGTGTTGCTAATACTGCACCAGTGTAACAGGAGCTAAATCATGGCAATTACACGCGCACAACTAGTAAAAGAACTTGAGCCGGGTCTGAATGCCTTGTTCGGTCTGGAGTACAAAGGCTACGAACAAGAACATTTGCAGATTTATGATGTCGAATCTTCGGATCGTGCCTTTGAAGAAGAGGTCATGGAATCTGGCTTTGGTGAAGCCCCCACGAAAACTGAGGGCGCTGGCGTTTCGTATGACTCCGCACAGGAAGTCTACACAGCCCGTTACACCCACGAGACGATTGCTTTGGCATTCTCTCTGACGGAAGAGGCTGTTGAAGATAACCTGTACGACCGTCTGTCGGCTCGTTACACCAAGGCTTTGGCTCGCTCCATGGCAACTACACAACAGATTAAAGCTGCTGCCGTTTTGAACGGCGCGTTCACCACCTCGATCGGTGGCGACGGCAAGCCTCTGTTGGCAACTGATCACCCAACTCTGGGCGGTCCTGATCTGGTCAACGAACTAGTAGTTCCTGCTGACTTGTCAGAAACCTCTTTGGAGCAGGCTCTGATCGACATCGCTGCGTTCACTGACGAACGTGGTCTGAAGATTGCTGTTCAAGGCTTGAAACTGATTATTCCTAAGGAACTTCAGTTCACCGCAGATCGCATTCTGAAGTCCACTCTGCGTACAGGTACAGCAGACAACGACATCAACGCCGTTCGCAACATGGGCATGGTGCCACAAGGCTACACAGTCAACCATTATCTGACCGACCCAGACGCATGGTTCATCCGAACCGATGCTCCTAACGGTATGAAAATGTTCAACCGTGTGGCATTGAAAACTGGTTTCGAAGGCGACTTCGACACTGGCAACATGCGCTACAAAGCACGCCAACGCTACAGCTTCGGCTTTAGTGATCCGCGTGGTATGTTTGGTTCCGCAGGCGGAGCCTAAAAAAAGGGGCTTCGGCCCCTTTTCTTTTGGTGTCGTTGGTGTATATTGACGACATTCCGGGGTCATCCGGCATATCTGACAGTCCCGGCTGACGACATGCAGACTGATATGCCAAACTTCTCGCATGTGAGGGTATTAAAATGGCAAGAACTACGTTCTCCGGCCCGGTTGCATCTACAAACGGGTTCATCGCAGGTACTGGCGCAACAGTTACATCCATCCTAACAGCAACTTCCACCATTGATTTTGGTTCGATTAGTGCTGGTGCAACTTCTGACTCTTCCGGCATCACCGTAACAGGTGCAGCTACAGGTAACGCAGTCATGGTAGGTGCTCCTGCAGCTATTGAAGCCGGTCTGGTAGTTACAGCATACGTTTCGGCTGCAAATACCGTTAAGGTACGTGTTGCAAACGTTACTGGCAGCCCAATCAATCCTGCTTCTGGCTCATTTACGGTCGTTGTCTTAAAAGCAACTGCTTAATAGGGGGCTCCCATGAGTTCCAGCAATATACAGTCGGTTCAAAAGACCACTTCAGTAAAAGCGGTCAATGGGCGAACTCGTCTGCTCGGGGTGTATTTCTCGCACACAGCTACTCCTGCTACGTTGACCTTAAAAAACGGGTCGAATTCAGGCACAGCTAAGTTGACGATGACTACTCCTTCGTCCGCAGGTTCACAAGACTTAATTATTCCCGACGCAGGCATTTTGTTTGAAGACGGAATTTTTATCGCAGTGAGTGCAGCAGACATCACCTCAGTGACGCTGTTGTTTGAGGGTGGAGCAGCCGCGTAATGGCAACTAAGCCTAAAGGAATGGGCATAAAAACCTCGGTTAAATCGGGTAATTTCCGTGCAACCAAGGCTGGAGCGGGCATGACCAAGAAAGGCGTGACAGCTTATCGTCGCGCTAACCCGGGAAGCAAGCTTCAGACGGCTGTGACGGAGGATAATCCCTCTTCTGCACGCGCAGCACGCCGTAAATCGTTTTGTGCACGTTCTGCTGGGCAAATGAAGATGTGGCCTGAGGCTGCAAAAGACCCAAATAGCCGCATAAGGCAGGCTCGCAAACGGTGGAAATGCTAAATGGAAACGGCAACAGTTATTTTGGCAGGTTGGAATCTGCTAATTACAGTTATCTTGGGTCTTACTGCGCTTTTGTACAAACAGTACATGGACAAAGCCAAAGACCAAGGTGCAGAAGTGCAACGCCTTAGTATTCTTTTGAACAAAACACGAGAAGAGATTGCTCGTGACAATGTAACAAAGGCTGAGGTTGAGAAGATTACCGAGCATATTGACCAGCGATTTAATCGTTTGGAAGAGAAGATCGATCGTTTAATCTCGAGGAACTAAACATGGCAACAAAACCGGGCTTGTACTCAAACATTTGGGCTAAACGCAGACGAATTGCGGAAGGTTCTGGAGAAAAGATGCGTAAACCCGGAGTGAAGGGTGCGCCGACTAAAGCGGCGTTTGTTAAATCAGCAAAAACAGCTAAACGGAGTAAATAATGGGATTATTAAGCAAGATGAAAGAGGTAATGCCTAAGCTTGCAAAATCTAGTGGAAAACTAGGCATGGGTGCTGCGATGATTGCTGCAAAAAACGCACAACCTTCTGCTATGCCTGCAAAAAAGCCAAAAGCACGCGGCCCTGTAGGCAAAATGCTTGAGGTATCGATGGCGAAAGAGAAGATGTTTAAGAAGGGTGGCGCTGTTAAGAAGTCTTCTGACGCTGCAGGTCGCGCTATGGGTCGTAAAACTGCGGATGCTAAAGGCCGCGCTATGAAAAAGGGGAAATAATCATGGCTGGACGTGGAATGGGTGCTGCAACTAAAGGCGGTGGCTGTGTTGAAAGCGGTCCTCGCAACAAAATGCTGTCTGAGCCAAGCAAAAAGACAGGTCCTGTGATGATGCAAAAAGGTGGCGCTGTAAATAAAGGCGCGATCAATCAGCACAAGAAAATGGCTATGGGCATGGGTATCAAAAAGATGAGAAAAGGCGGTATGTGCTAAATGACGACATCTGGAACAACAGTATTCGATTTACAGATCGATGACCTGATCGAGGAAGCGTTTGAACGTTGTGGCATGCAAATGACCAACGGCAAACAACTCTCGACAGCACGTCGCTCTTTGAATCTGATGTTCCTAGAGTGGGCAAACCGCGGTTTAAATCTTTGGACCATTGAATTAGCTACGTATAGCTTAGTTCAAGGGGATACAGAGATCACTTTGGACACAGATACGGTTAATGTTTTGTCTGCTGTAATTAGGCTCAATCAAAGCCCAGCAACAGACATCATTATTGAACGCATTGGACGTGAGCAGTATCTGGACATACCTGACAAGACTACGCAGGCGCAACCGGCGCAGTACTATGTTCAACGTACCAACGTACCAAAGCTGTTTTTGTACCCCACGCCTGATCAAGCGTATCAACTGCGTTATTACCGTATTCGTCGAATACAGGACGCAGGGAATTACACTAATACGGCGGACGTTAATTTTAGATTCTTACCGTGTTTAGCTGCTGGGTTGTCATACTACTTGTCGTTGAAGTATGCTCCAGAGCGTACGCAAGGATTAAAGAGTATTTACGAAGAGGAATTTGCTCGCGCTGCCGCAGAAGATAGGGATATCGCCAGTACCTATTTTGTGCCAGATCTAGGGGCCTAACATGGCAGGGTTTGCTTCAGGCAAATTCTCGTTTGGCCTGTGTGATTACTGTGGGCAACGGTACCCTTACAAGGTACTGAAGAAAAACTGGCGCGGGTTTAAGGTTTGTCCGGACGATTATGAGCCGAAAGAACCTCAACTAGACCCCCTGCATTACAGAGGCGACTCCATTGCACTGCTGGAGCCGCGCCCTGACAGGATTGAGCCTGTGGTGGTGTATGTTGGATTGCCCGGAGATGCAGCCTTTCAGAGTATTGGAAGCGCCTATGCAACCGTTAATCGTACCAACATGCAGCCATTTCCAACACAGCAGCCTGTTCAGGGAATTGGAGCAGTGGGAAATGTAACGATTTCGATTCAAAACGGTTAGCCATGACTTACGACGAACTGGTCACGAACATACGCAATTACACGGAGGTTGGAAGCAATGTCTTCACAACTTCGGTAATCAATACGTTCATCACCATGGCTGAAAACCGCATCCTTCGTGATATCGACTTGGACGTGTTCAAACTTGAGGTTACAGGCACGCTAACGGCCAATAACAAGTTTTTGACCGCTCCTAGTGATATTTTGACGCATCGTTATTTGATTCTAACGAGCGCCAGCGGTGACCAGATTTTCTTGGATTTCCGCGACACTTCGTTTATGAAGGAATTTTGGCCTGACGGTACAGACACAGGCGTTCCTAAGTATTACTCGGTATGGGATCAAAACACATTCTATATCGCACCTACCCCTGCTTCAGGTTACGCAGTGGAACTAGGCTACATCTACCGCCCAGCACAGTTGTCGTCTACTAATACAACGACATGGGTAAGCATAAACGCTCCTGAGGCATTGCTATACGCCTGTTTGATACAGGCTTATAGCTATACCAAGGGGCCCAAAGAAATGCTGGACTACTTCAATGGCTCGTATACACAAGCTATGCAGGGTCTGGGCATTGAGCAGCAAGGTCGCCGTCGCCGTGATGAATACCGTGACGGTATGCTTAGACAACGTCTTAAATCGGAGTCACCGGGTCCATGATATCAAGCGCAGGCGGAGCCTTACTAGGCGACATCAGAGCAGTCTCTGTTTCCGGAAGGGGATTTACCCCAGAGGAAGTGGCGGAAATGGCTTTGGAAAAAATTGTTTATATCGGAGAAAGTTCCCATCCAGTTATCCGCGATCAAGCGGAAGCGTTTAGGAACCAGATTCGTGCAGTATTAGTGCGGTATATGCGGCAAACAGTTACTTCGCATAACACCACACTGGCAAATCGCCTTCGCGAAGCGGGGCACCCTGAACTAGTCAAACTTTTGGAGATTTAACATGGCTGGATTTACTACGGCAATGCCGACCTCCTTCAAGGTGGAAATCCTGAAGGCGGTTCACAACTTTACAGCCTCAACAGGCAATACCTTCAAGATTGCTCTTGGTAAAGCCACCGCTTCGGTGACAGGCACTTATGGTGCTGCAACCACTAGCTATACAAACTTGACAGGTAATTCTGATGAGTTGGCAAACGGCAGTGGCTACACCACTGGCGGCAATACGTTGGTGTCCGTTACTCCTGTATCGGATGGCACCACAGCGGTCTGTGACTTTGATAACACTACGTGGTCTGCTGCTACGTTTACCACTTCTGGCGCGATCATTTATAACGATAGTGCAGCAGGTGATCCAGCGTGTGCTGTTTTAAGCTTTGGTGGCGATCAGCAAGTAAGTTCTGGCGACTTCCAAATTCAATTCCCTGCTGCTGCTGCAGCTACTGCGATCATTCGTATCGCCTAATAGGAAGAGAATGTGCCTAATCTCGTTAAGGCTTGGGATGAAGGTGCGTGGGGAGACGCCACGTGGGGCGGTATTCCTACCACCGGTATTGTCGGCTGGGGTGCAGGCACGTGGGGGCAGAACGCTTGGGGCGGAATCGTTGAAGGGACGATTGTCACTCCAACGGGAGTATCAGGTACTGGATCAGTAAGTAACGTAACAACGGTTGTAATCCCTGCCATAACAGGGGTTGCAGCAGCAGGTGCAGTAGGCGATGTAACGACTACCACAGGCGATATTGTTATCCCGGTAGGCGTGGAGGCCACTGGACAGGTAGGTACAGTAGCGATTACTGTTGCTTACGCGGTTACTGGAGTGCAAGGGGTCGCCGAAATCGGCGGATTCTTTGTACAAGTAGACGATGTTGTTGTACCCGTAGGTGTTGAAGGCGTAGGTGATGTAGGTACGGTATCAATTATCACAGGCGTTGTTTTCAACGTCACAGGGGTAGACGGTACAGGTGCAGTAGGTACGACACAGGAAGCGGTAATTAGCCCTGTTACAGGGGTTGCTGGTACAGGTGCAATAGGTACAGTTGAGTTTGCAGTCAGCTCAACCATTACCCTAACCGGAGTACAGGGCACTGGTGCAATTGGAGAGGTAGTACCGTTCTTTGGAACGGCATACGAAGTAACGGGAGTAGGGAGTACAGGCGCAGTTGGAACGGTTGTTCCAACACCTACAGGAGTTCCAGTAGGTGTTTCAGGAAATGCGCAGGTTGGAAACGTTTTAATTGAGATTGACGACAGCAAAGTAGTAACAGGCGTGTCGGCAATTGGAGCAGTTGGAACAGTCTTGATTAGGGGATGGTCAATCGTTGATGATAGCCAGAACACGACATGGACTGTGGTCAATGACTACCAAGACCCGGTGTGGGTTGAGGTCGATGTAGCATAAGGAAATAACATGGCTAGTACATTTAGTGATCTTAAAATTGAACTGATTGCCACAGGCGAACAGTCTGGTACGTGGGGTATTACTACCAACACGAACTTAGGCACTGCGCTTGAGGAGGCTATTGTCGGCCGTGCGACTGCCAACTTTACGACAGACGCGGATCTAACACTGACATTGACGGATACAAATGCGACGCAAATAGCGCGTAACTTTATTTTGAATGTCACGTCTGGGGTGAGCCTTAGTGCTACGCGTAATTTGATTGTTCCGACGATCGATAAGCCCTACATCATTGAAAATAATACTTCTGGAAGCCAAAGCATCATTGTTAAGACTTCTGCAGGTAGCGGCGTTACCGTACCTAATGGCAAAACGGTCATGGTGTACGCTAATAGCACTGATGTGGTGATAGCGCAGAATTACTACCCAACACTGACGTTAGGTTCTGCGTTGGGAGTGGATTCGGGTGGTACAGGTCAAACCAGTTACACCAATGGTCAGCTTTTAATTGGTAATACAACAGGCAATACCTTAACTAAGGCAACGCTTACTGCGGGCACCAATGCTGTTATCACCAATGGTACGGGTTCAATCACGATCGGTGTTTCTCCTGCACCTACCTTTACTGGTTATGTAGAGATTGCAGGTACATCAAGTTCAGGTGCATACATTAATTTGTATGAAGACACTGATAACGGTACGAACTACGTCGCTTTTAAAGCACCGCAATCAGTGCCTAATAACACTACATGGACCCTTCCAAATGCGGACGGTACCTCTAGTCAGGTATTAACAACAGATGGTGCGGGTAACTTGTCTTGGGCAACCCCGTCATCTGGAGGTATTTCTGTTGGCAAGGCCGTGGCTATTTCAATGATTTTCGGCTTTTAAGGAGTTTTTACCGTGGCAAACCCAAATATTATCAATGTAACAAGTATCTACGGCAACGTAGGATACGTTATCCCTTCGTCAGCAGCTACTGCTACGACATCATGGACATACAACGGCACGACTACCTTGACTGGTTTAACCCCAGCAGCAGGTACAGTCAACCGTGTGACATCCATCACCGCAGCTAATACGACATCAAGTGCTGTGACTGCAACGATTGCGATTGGTAACAACGCGACGTTCGGTTCAGCTACTGTGACCACGTATCCTGCTTATCAGATTTCAGTGCCGCCAAATGCGACGCTGATTATCATCGACAAGACCAACTCTGTGTACATCACTGAGAACCAATCTGTCGCTGCTTATTCTGGTACAGCTAGTGCGCTGACCTTTACAGCTACGTTTGAACAAATAACATAATCCGAGGCTGACATGGGACTTCGTTATCCCGGTGGTTATGTCACTGCGACATTTAATCCGCTTGCCCTTTATACGTCTACTCCTAACCTACTAGTTGTTGCTGGCGGCGGTGCTGGCGGTTATGACCAAGGTGGCGGTGGCGGTGCTGGCGGTTTTCAGCTTACTTCCTTTGGGTTTGTTGTTGGGACTACTTACAGCATAACAATTGGCGCTGGCGGCACGGGCGTTTCTTCGAACACTGTTGATGGCGGCAACGGATCAAACTCTGTTTTTACTGGGGTTACTGCCACTGGTGGTGGGGGTGGTGGGTCATTAAGAAGAAACGGTATTGCAGGTGGTTCCGGTGGCGGGGCGGGCGGGCCAAATAATACTGGCGATTATAAAATCGGTGGTACAGGCGTTGCATTACAAGGAAATAACGGCGGGTTTACAGCCTCGTCAAACACATACGCCGGAAGTGGCGGCGGCGGTGCTGGCACATCAGGTTTAGTAGCAAATTCAGGAGTTCGAGGTGGTAATGGCGGGTCAGGTTCCCCAACCACGATTACTGGATCGCAAACGTATTACGCTGGCGGTGGCGGAGCCGGAGTTGCGGGTACATCCGATATAACCTTACGAGGTTTTGGTGGTGTAGGGGGCGGCGGCAATGGAACTACTGATAGTGCAGCCAACGGTTCTGCTGGCACCGCCAATACGGGCGGGGGCGGTGGAGGATGTCATACCGGAACTACTTCTTATGCAGGTGGCTCCGGCGTGGTCATCGTAAGAAACGGCAGAGCAGCAGCTTCCTACACAGGCTCCCCAACAATTACAATGGCTGGTAGTGATTACGTATATACATTCACTGGCAACGGATCAATAACATTCTGAGGTAGATATGGCGCACTTCGCTAAACTTGATGACAACAACGTGGTGCTAGAAGTCAACGCACTCAGCAACCATGAGCTAGTCACCAGCAAAAACACAGTAGACGAGAACGGCAATGTAGTCGTTTCTTTGGTTGAGTCTGAAGACAAAGGTATTGCTTTTCTGACTGCGTGGTCAGGCGGTCATACTAACTGGAAGCAGACAAGCTACAACGCTACATTCCGTGGCAAGTTTGCGGCTATTGGTGACACGTATGACCCAGTAACAAATTTGTTCATATCGCCTGTAGTGGTACAGCAAGAAGTGCCAGCGGGTCTACCTACGATGGATTTAACCGCGCTAGAGACTCAGCCAGAACCAGCAATAGCGTCACAGGCGCAGGTCGATTTAACCTCAACAGACTTACCGGCTATCACTAGCGCAGACTTTCCTGCATTGACTTCAGAACAGATAACGGGGCTATAACATGCCACAGTACCAAGGTGTATGGACGCTAGAGCAACAGGCTCAGGCTCAGTCTAATCAGCAATGGGTAACTGACCCTAATTTCAAAAACACTACGTTGCTGTTGCAAGCTGACGGTACAGGTAGCGGCTCGCAAAATCAGACCTTCCTAGACGGCAGTACGAACAACTTTTTTATCACGAGAAACGGTAATACCACCCAAGGATCGTTCTCACCGTTTAGCCAAGCTCCGGGGTATTGGAGTGTTTATTTAAACGGTAGTAGCTCTCTTGATGTCGCTTCTAATGCTGTACTGGCTATGGGTACAGGTGATTTTACGTATGAAGCTTGGTTATGCGATACGGCTACACCACCAAATTCATCAAATCCATCTCATGTGATTGGTGTCAATTCGGTAGGTGGTGGCGTTTTGCGAATATACGACACCGGGGTAGACTTTAATGTCTATGGTGTACCAACTTATTTTACGTATTTAGTTACTAGACCTATAGGTACTTGGTATCACTTAGCCTATACACGCTCAGGAACTACCGGCAGACTTTTTTTTAATGGCGCATTAGTTGCTACCGGAACGGATTCAACTAACTATTCTTCTTCTACTAATTGTATTATTGGCTCTAATCCCACTACTGGTCAGTTTTACACAGGGTATGTATCAAACGCTAGAGCGATAAAAGGAACCGCTTTATATACCTCTTCGTTCACACCACAGACAACACCATTAACTGCCGTTTCTGGAACATCATTACTGACTAGTCAATCTAACCGTTTTGTTGATAACAGTACAAATGCGTTAGCTATTACTGTTCGGTATAGCGCCCCCTCCGTCCAAGCCTTCGGCCCTTTTGCTCCTGCGCTGCAATGGACATCAAATGTGGTTGGTGGGTCTGGGTACTTTGATGGTAGTTCGGATTATTTAAGTTTGGCGAGTAACGCCAATTTAACTCCGGCAAGTAGCACCTACACATTTGAGTGTTGGGTGTACAGAACTACTTCTGGCGCGATGACTATTTGGGATACCTCGGTTACCAGCGGTTTTTATATACACATTAATGGGTCTAACAAAGTTGTTCTTCGTTCGTATGGAACGGCGGATATTATTACTTCGTCTTTAAGTGCTCCAGTTAATGCTTGGTTTAGTGTAATAGTTGCTAGAGGCGCGGCAAACTCCACAAAGATGTGGATAAATGGCTCTTCGTCTGATGGTGGCTCAGCCACTGATTCCACTACGTATGTTGCTGGAACAACGTATATTGGAATTTACGACGCAAGCACTGTCCCTCTTACCGGCTACATTGCAGGAATGCGTTTAGTTAAAGGCTCTGATGTGTATGGCGTATCAAACAGCACAATCACGGTTCCTACAACACCGCCTACAGCCATTACCAACACCCAGCTACTCCTCAACTACACCAACGCCGGTATATACGACGGCAAGATGGCGAACGTATTTGAGACAGTAGGCGACGCACAAGTAAGTACAAGTGTATTTAAATATGGAAGCGGCAGTATTTATCTTGATGGTACTGGGGATTATTTAACTACCCCAGCAAATCCAGCATTTAGATTCGGTTCTGCTGATTTTACGATTGAAGCATGGGTTTTTATTACCTATGTAGCCGGTTCAGGTTATTACAACATGGCATGGCACAACAACGGATCATCTAGTTCTACTGTAACAGGAAGCACCAGATTACCTCTTAATACATGGACGCATATTGCTTGGTCTAAAACAGGCACAAGCATGAGGTTTTTTATCAATGGTGTTCTTGATTCTGGTGGTGTGCAAACAGTTCCTGCAATAATTTACAACAACGCAGACCCACTAAGAATTGGCTATGGCGCAGATCATACTACGGCTGCTGGTCGTGATTTTTGCCATTGTGGTGAGGTTGGCGGAACTCAAAATAAATGGTTTGCTTATTTTGCAAACGGCGGCAGTGGTAATTATTATGGTTATATAGACGACTTTAGAATTACTACTGGTGTTGCCCGTTACATAGCAAACTTCACGCCTCCACAACAGGCACTGCCGAGACAATAAGGAATAGAAAATGAGTGACAAATATCCCGGTGGGTTTGTAACTGCTAATGCTCCAGCAGGGTTCTCTGTTGCGTTGAATGGAAGTAGTGATTATTTAACTGCTGCTAATAACGCTGCTTTTTTGTTTGGTACAGGTGACTTCACAATAGAAGCTTGGGTCTACGCTACATCACTTAGTGGTTCTACAAATAATACAATTGCGTGCGTTTGGGCTTCTGGGCAAAACGCTTGGTTTTTAGGAATAAACAGCTCAAACAGCGTAATATTTGGCTATGCTGCTGGCTCTACTTACACTTTTTCAAACACGTTTACTACTAATACTTGGTATCACATTGCGGTTGCACGTTCTGGCACAAGTTTAAAAGCGTTTGTAAATGGAGTTCAAGTAGGGACTACGCAAACAAACAGCACAAACATAACATCAACTGCATTGTTATCGGTAGGTGCAAACCTTGACGCTGGCCCAACACAATATTGGAATGGGTACGTATCTAATCTTCGCTTAATCAAAGGCACAGCTTTATATACAACTACGTTTACTCCTCCAACACAATTATTCCCAATAGCCAACACATCGTTGCTGACCTGCCAAAGCCCAACGATTATTGACAACAGCATTAACACATTTGCGATTACGGTTAACAGCACAGCAAAAACAAGCAACTTCACACCATTCGCTGCATACCAAGGATTCAACCCAGCGTTAGGCGCTGCGGCTGGTGGTGTCTGGACGTTAGATGAAGCTGCGTATTATCAGAACAACCGTCAGTGGCCCATATACGACCCGTACTTCAATCAGACCACGTTGATGCTGCATGGTAACGGGACTAACGGCGCACAGAACAATACGTTCTTAGATAGCTCTAGTAGCCCATTAACGATCACTAGGAATGGAAATACGACCCAAGGTTCCTTCTCGCCTTTCAGCCAAACGGGGTGGAGTTATAACGGTACAGCAGGAGCGTACTGCCAGCTAAATAACGCTGACTATGCTATTGGCACAGGCGACTTCACCATTGAGTTTTGGATGTACTGCGTTGATGACTCTACGTATGGCTCATCAGCATTTGCTGGACTGACAGGCGCTGGCACATTAACTGTGTCTATGTCTGGTGGATCGTCAAATGCAAGACAACCTTATCTAGAATTTGGTGGTACTTCAACAGCATTTGGTACTTTATATGGTTATTTAAATAAATGGACGCACATTGCTTATGTTAGACGTTCTGGGTTTGTAACCGTATACCAAAACGGGGTTGCAACATCAGCGCCAGTAAGTAGAACGCAATCTTTTCCAAACTGCGCTAACTTATATCTAGCTCGACTACCTACTGATACAGCGCAAGATTTTCGTGGGTATATGAGTAACTACCGCATTACTAAAGCAGCGGTGTACTCAAGCAATTTCACGCCTAGCACAACACCACTTGTTCCGGTTTCAAACACGGTACTACTTACGTTCCAAGACAATCGGTTTGTAGACAACAGCGCATTAAGAGCAACTGTTACCCCTGCTGGTACGGCATCCGTCCAAGCCTTCAGCCCGTTCGTCCCTGCGTACATCACGCCGACGACGTATAGCAATTGGTTTGATGGTACTGGGGATTATTTGACTTGGTCTGGCTCCACGGTTGGCGCTGGGGAGTTTACTTTTGAATGTTGGTTTAATTCTACAAACTTTGGTGCTTCGCAAACCCTGTTTGGCCCCAACGGCACAACCAATGGTGGTTTCGGTATTAATGTATCTAGCAGCACTAGCATCAGCATTGACCGTTATGGTGTATCGGCTGATAACTTTACTGTTCCTACAATGTCCACAAATACGTGGTATTACATTGTTGTAGTGCGTAACTCATCAAACGTAACTACAGTGTTCTTAAACGGTATAAGGTCAAGCACTGGAACTGCCACTATTGCATATACATTTGGGAATGTTGGTGCCATTGGTTATACAAGTTCAGCAGTAAACAGATACTTCTTTGGAGCTATATCAAACGCTAGGTATGTAAATACAGCCATTTATGATCCAACACAAACCACCATTAATATACCAACAGCACCATTAACTGCAATCTCTGGCACACAACTATTAACCTGCCAGAGCAGCACGTTAATAGATAACAGTACAAATAATTTCACGCTTACTGCTTACGGCAATCTTCAGCCTGTAACATCCCCTACGCCATTTCCAGCGAAGGTAGATACGACTACATTGAACTCTGCCTACAGCACATCGCTAATAGGTGGTAGTGCGTATTTTGATGGTACTGGGGATTATTTAAGTCTAGCTAATAACGCAGCGTTATTCCCGGGCACTGGCGATTTCACTATGGAGTTTTGGATTAACCCAACGGTTTTATCTGGAAACCAAATGATTTGGGGGCAAAATGCTAATGGATTGGATATTTACAGATTAAGCTCTACTGGCAAATTGGTAGTGGATCAGGCTAACGTAGGCACTATCGTATCCTCAACTGCAAATGTTATAGCGAATGCTTGGGCGCATTATGCGGTTACGAGATCGGGAACTTCAGTAAAATTGTTTGTTAATGGGGTATTGGACGCAACCGCAACAAATTCAGCAAATTTAACGAACTCAAATAATCCTGCAATTGGTGCATCTCCGGGTGGATCAGGTAATTTTTATACTGGCTACATAGCTGGGCTTCGTTTTGTAAAAGGTACAGCACTTTATACATCATCCTTTGCAATCCCTGCATCGCCTCCTACAGCGGTAACAAATACCCAACTGCTTACCAACTTCACCAACGCTGGCATCTACGACAACACAGCTAAGAACGTATTAGAGACTGTGGGTAACGCGCAGATCAGCACCACGCAGAGTAAGTGGGGTGGTACGAGCATGAGTTTTCCAGCAACAAACGGAAACTACGCAATAAGCCCACCAAATCAACAAAATTTTCTTTTTGGTACAGGACAATTTACTATTGAAGCTTGGGTATATCCAACTGCGTTTACCAATAGTGCTGCTGGTTTATTTAGTTATGGAGTTGCAGGTGGGTATATTGATTGGAATCTAGAACTTAATACATCAGGAACTGTTTCGTACATTGATAATAATGCTATACGTTTTTCTTCTAGTTCAAATTTAACTTTAAATACATGGACTCATGTTTGTTTAGCTAGAACTAGCTCCACTGTTACATTATATTTTAATGGTGTAAGTGTTGGAACATACAGCACAATTAACAACATATCTGGCGGCTCAACCTCTGCTCAATTGTATGTTGGTACAGGAGCACAAATTCCCGGTAGTAGACAGTTTATTGGCTACATAGACGACTTCCGCATAACTAAAGGCGTAGCGCGGTACGTTACTAGCTTCACTCCACCAACGTCGCAATTGCAAGATCAATAGGAGAAAGCATGAGCTGGGCAGACGCACTTAAAGCAATCATACCTATCGTGGTAGCTAGTCTTGCTTGGCTCTTGGGCGAAGTGGGTTCATTCAATACGCGCTTAACCAAGATCGAAGGTCAGATGCCGGCACTAATCACGCCCCAAGGTACGCCCACGGATAGCCCAATATCTGCTGAACGCCGTCATGCGATGAAAGAAGAAATCTACAAAGACCTGCACGACTTGCAAGTGCGTATCAAGCTAATGGAAGAAAGGGCTAAGAAATAATGTTGCCACTACTCGCGCCTATTCTGGCTCAATTAGCCGGTGCAGGATTACAAAAGGTTGCTGACTCCGTCCTTGATAAAGGCTTGGAGCAGGTCGAAGAGAAGCTGGGTATCAAGTTAGAACCCAACGAGCAAGGCGTATTAGACGACAGCAAATTGGCAGAAATTCAGATGGCAGCTATGAAGCATGAAGAGTTCATGGCTGAGATTGACCTGAAAAACACCCAAGGCGCTCGAGACATGCAGGAAAAAGCGATGGAGTCAGAAGACCCTGTAGTCCGGCACTTTGTGTATAACTTTGCTTGGCTGTGGTCAGCGTTTGCTATTTCTTACATTATCATCATCACCGTTTGCAACATACCTGAGAAGAACATTCGATTTGTTGACGTAGTGCTTGGCTTTATTATGGGCACCGTTGTCTCAACTATTCTGAACTTCTTCTTTGGGTCTAGCCAAGGTAGTAAGCTAAAGAGTCAGGAGTTGGCTAAGAAATGAAGCTCTCGCCAAACTTTACTTTGGAAGAGTTGACCGTCAGCGACTACGCTGCGCGGCATGGGTTGGACAACACGCCACCTAATGAGCACTTGTACAACTTAAAACGCTTGGCAGCTTTTTTGGAGTCGTTACGCGCATTGTTGGGCAAACCCATCAGCGTCAATTCGGCGTACCGTAGCCCAGAGGTAAATGCAGCAATCAAAGGGTCAAAGACTAGTCAGCATTGTCATGGCACAGCGGCAGATATTCGTGTCTCAGGAATGCTCCCAGATCAGGTAGTTCGGCGTATCATAGCGTCAACATTGCCATACGATCAGGTGATCCGCGAGTTCTCAGACCCGGTGCGTGGTGGGGGCTGGACGCATGTCAGTATTCCGAATACTGTTGAGGCTAAACCAAGGAAGATGGCGCTGATTATTGACAAAAAAGGCACTCGCCCTTATGTGACTAAGGAATAGAAATGGCGTATCTCAGGCTTTTTCTTAAGCCCGGAATCGATAAGCAGAATACCGAATACGGCGCAGAAGGCGGATGGATCGATGGTGATTACATCCGCTTTCGCTATGGACTTCCAGAAAAGTTGGGAGGCTGGACACAGTTTGGTGATACGGCCGTCTACTTAGTAGGCATGGTCAGTGAAGTGTTTACGTGGAATGATCTATCAGGAGCGCCTCACGTGTTAGTGGGCACTACGCGTAAACTCTATGCATATACGGGAGGTACGTGGGGCGATATCACTCCAATACGGGCCACCACCCCATCAGGTGCTGTTACCTTTGACGCAACTACCGGCAGTAACATTGTCAATGTGACAGACGCTTCCCACGGTGCAATTAAGGGCGATTTTGTTACCTTTAGTGGTGCAGTAGGTTTGGGGGGAAACATTACCGCTACGCTCTTAAACCAAGAGTTTGAAATCCAAACCATTGTCTCGCCTAATGAATACACCATTGTAGTAGGGGCCACCGCTAACTCTAGTGATTCTGGAGACGGGGGCGCTTCGGTCGTGGGTAGTTACCAAATCAGCGTGGGTGCGGATGTTAACTACTTCGACTTTGGTTGGGGCACTGGTACGTGGGGTTTGTCCACGTGGGGCACGGCCCGTCCAGCATCAGCAGCCCTAACCTTGTATTCACGGGTGTGGCAATTAGATTCCTACGGTGAAGACGTTATCTGCCAGATCGTCAACAACGGTATTTACCTGTTTGATACTAGCGGTGGCGTAGTAAACAACCGAGCAACCGTTATTGCTGGAGCGCCGACCAAGAGCACGTACGCGCTTGTATCTACGCCCGATCGCCATTTAGTATGCTTTGGTACGGAAACAGTGATTGGCGACCCAACGTCACAAGACCCGATGTTTGTGCGCTTCTCGAACCAAGAGGATATTGGCTCGTTTGTTGAGTCAGCGATTAATACTGCAGGTGGTCAGCGATTGACAGACGGCAGTAGCATCATTACAGCTTTCCGCTCACGTGGTCAGATATTGATGGTGACAGACACTGCGCTTCACGGCATGCAGTACGTAGGTCCTCCGTACACGTTTGGCTTTCAACAGTTAGGGGCAAACTGTGGATGTATCGGGCCTCACGCAGCAGTGGACGTAAATGGTGTGGCGTTTTGGATGGGCCCCGAAGCGTTCTACATGTTTAACGGTACCGTAAATAAACTTCCCTGTACTGTGCAAGATTATGTATTTAAGGATTTGAACTTTGTTCAATCAACCAAAGTGCATGTGGGTGTTAACTCGCAGTTTAACGAAGTAACGTGGTGGTATTGTTCTGCAACGTCAGACTATATTGATCGATTTGTTACGTTTAACTACCTTGAAAACGTATGGTCGATTGGTTCTATGGCTCGTACAGCATGGGTAGACATCGGTACGTATCAACGCCCATTAGCTTGTAATTACTTGCCTGATAGTACTGCATCAACCATTAACACTATCTATGGTTTGACAGCGGGTCGTGCAATGATCTTTAACCAAGAAGATGGAGTAAATGGTAATGGAGAAGCTATCGCGTCTTATGTCAAATCTGGTTACTTTGATATTGGCGATGGCGATAACATGTTGTATATGCGGCGGTTTATACCTGACTTTAAAAACCAAGTGGGTGATTTAGTCGTGCATTTATTGTTACGCGCTTATCCGCAAGCCACAGCAAGTCCAAGCTCGTTAGACCCTTATGTGATTACTCCGACTACTGAAAAAGTGGATACGCGTGCTCGTGGGCGACAAATCAGTTTGAGAATTGAAAGTAGTGCAGTAGACGACAACTGGCGGTTTGGCACAATGCGTGTAGATATCCAGCCGGATGGATTGAGATGAGTAAGATTACTAACGTCCGTTTGCCGAATGCGGCAACGGGCGATTACAACCCTGATCAGATCAACCAGCTTATCCGCTCGTTGGAACAGGTTATTTTGCAACTCAATAGTACCTATACGCCGATAGTTACGGAGAACAAAGATGCTGCGCTTACGTGGTTTGAATCGGGCGGCGGTTTTATGGATGACACTGGCATGACGATACCTGTATCAATAGGCGGAACAAACACAGACGCCTTTGGGCGTATTCGCGTAAGCCAACCCTATACGCTATTTGATAGCCAAAGCCGCTATGCCGCAGATAATCAGTTTGATACAGCAGTAACAGGCACTGGCACAACTAGCTACAACAGCAATCAGTCTAGTGTCAGCATGACGGTGACTTCAGGTGGTGTTGGGTCGGTAGTGCGTCAAACTTACCGCAATTTTCCCTATCAGCCCGGCAAAGGTTTGTTAGTACTGGCAACCTTTGTTATGGATACGAGTAACAGCGTTAGTCTTACTCAACGCGTTGGGTACTTCAATACACAAAACGGTGTGTTCTTTGAAAAGCTAGACGGAGTTAATTCGTTTGTACTGCGCACTAATATAACGGGTACGCCTTCAGACGCACGGGCCGTGACCCAAGCAAACTGGAACGGCGACAAACTAGATGGCACAGGTCCCAGTGGTCTAACGCTTGATTTGTCTCATCCACAAATTCTTTGGATAGATTTTGAGTGGCTAGGTGTGGGATCAGTGCGTTGCGGGTTTATTATTGATGGCGCGTATATTGTTTGCCACACCTTTAATACTGCAAACGTTTATGGAAGTAGTGTGTACATGACGACAGCTATTTTGCCTGTGCGCTATGAAATCACTAGTACAGCAGCACTTGCTGCAACGTTGACACAGATATGCAGTTCAGTAATTTCAGAAGGTGGGTTTGAGCAAACATCCATTGACCATGTAGCTAGACGCACTACGGTGTTTACCAACATTGATACAACAGCTACGTTTTTTCCGATTGTGTCTATCCGTTTAGCCTCCGGTAGAACAGGGGCAGTTGTACTACCTAATCGTGTTCAGTTTTTACCGTTAACAAACCAAAATTACGAAGTCGCTCTTCTGAAAAACCCAACGTTAACTGGTGCTACGTGGGCTGCAACAGTATCTTCTGACAGCAACGTTGAATACGATGTGGCTGCAACTGCAATATCTGCAACGGGGACAATTGCTCAGACTGACTATATAACAGCTAGTGGAAGTGCTGGAGTTAGTGAAACTAGTGCGCCAACCGGATATAACTGGGATTTGCAGCTAGGTGTTTCGTTGACAAGCGTGAGTGATATTTACACCTTGGCAGTTCGTACTGTGGACGGTGCTACTAAAGGTAGCGGTGTGGGGTCGTTATCTTTTTATGATTTAACACAATAATGGCTAATAAATATCTACGAAAATACTTAATTCCTTCTGCTGCAACAGAGACGACGCTTTATACCGTCCCTGATGCAAATACAGGTGTTATGCGCTCGTTGCGTGTAACTAACGCCGGGTCAGCCTCTGCTTTGATTACCGTTACCCAGTACACAGGCGGCGTTGCACATTACCTACAAAAAGTGCGTGCTTTACCTGTTAATGAGACGTTTGATGTCTTTAATGGTATCCCTTGCATAATGGAAGCGGGAGACATTATTAAAGTGACATCTTCGGTTGCTACGGTACATTTTTATTTAAGTTATCTGGAAGTGGACAGAAACTAGTGATTTACACCATAATTCCAGCCAAATTCGCGACTTTATTTGCGCGCGGCCCCGTGCGGCCATTGGCTACTTTTGAAAGGTATTAACATGGCTGATGCGATGCAAGGGGTGATGTCACTCCCTACTGAGGCGGGTGCGGCTGGCGGCAATCAAGATCTTCTGACCCCAGAGAATGCGGCAGTTTTTGAACAACTGCGCCAAAATTTTACTCCCGAACAGTTAAATCAAGAGTTGTTAACGGCAGGCGAGGAGATGGATCCTCAAGCCGTTATGCAGTTCAAATCAATGCTAAAAAGCATGCAATTGCCTGTAGAGGTCATTGATGCCTTGGGCAAGATTGTCGATTTGGCGCTACAAAATCCTGATCGTTATCCTGAATTACGTGCTGACTTAATCAAAGAAGGTGTGCCAGAAGACATCCTGCCTCCTGAATTTGACGCCGCTTATTTCGGTGCCATGAACATGGCGCTAGATGAGATGAGTGCTGGTTCAGGGACCGCGCCCCAAGGCTTTGCTATGGGTGGACCGGTAAGCGTGATGAATCCTATTGCCGCAGGTATTGCCTCCTTAGGTCGCAATGGCGACACCATGCTCGCGCATATCACTCCGTCCGAAGCACGTATGCTTCGTCGTAATGGCGGTAGCGGCACGATTAATCCCAAAACGGGACTACGCGAATTTGGCTTTTTTAGTGGCATTGCAAAGGCCGTTGGTGGGGTCTTTAAAGGTGCTGCTAAAGCAGTGTCAGGCGCTGTTAAAAGTGTGGTGGGGGCAGTTAAGAGCTTTGCAAAGAGCACCGTAGGCAAGATGGTGACTGCCGTTGCTTTGGGCTTTGTATTGGGTCCAGCAGCAGCGACTTACCTCGGTGTTAGCTCTGCAGCAGGTGTGGCAGCGATTAGCGGTTTTGTTGGCGGTGCTGGTTCTACTTTACTAGCTGGTGGCAATTTAAAGGATGCCTTAAGATCCGGTGCAATGAGCGCCCTTACTGCTGGTGCAGTGAGCGGTGTTACGCAAGGCTTTAGTACGCCTTACGCCGGTCCGACTACCGTGTCTGGGCAGTTAGAAAGCGTCGGCAAGATGTTTGGCAAAGCGCCCGCAGCAGCAGGTGCCGCAGATGATGCAGCAGTAGCTGCAGCAGGCGGTGCAGATGACGTAGCCGCATTGAGCACGGATCAAGCAGCTCCAATGAATCAGATGGAGTTACGCAGTGCCATAGACAAAGCGGGAGGTGGCACGGATGTAATGCCTTCGGCTATTCCGCAGCCAACCGCAACTACGACCAACTTAAACCCTACGATTGACACGCGCTTCCCAGCGGCTGGAACACCGCCTTCAGCGCCTGCTCAGAGTGCCATGTATACCGAGCCTTCGACCCCTTACGGGTTAACAGGCGAAACACTACAAAAGAAGATTGGTAATCTTCCTACGGCTTATGAAACGCCGGACATTACTCGTGCAATCACTGATTACCAGATGCCTCCTTCGCAGGGCATTGGCGATTTGATTGGTCAAGGCAAGTACGGTGAAGCAGCCTCTTCGATGTACAAAGGTGCTTCTGACTTGGCTAAGAGTGGCTGGGATACAGCAAAAGGTGTGTATACCGACTACATTTCCCCTTCTGCCATTCAACAACGAGGTGCAGAGGCAGCGCAAACGGCAGGTATGGAGGCTTACAATAAGGCTATTTCGCAGGGAGCTTCTAAAGAACTTGCTCTGCAAATGGGGAACAAAGCCTATGAAGCAGCAATGCCCGGCATAATCTCTACGTACGGACCTGCAGCGCTTGCTACTACAGCAGGTATTGCTGCCCTTGGTGGCTTTAAATCGCAACCTGCAGAGAAGCCTGAGACTCCTGAACTAGGAAGCGACCTGTTTGCAAGAAGTCCCTACCAGTTTATGGTACCTCCGGGTGGTGTGAGCACACAATATTACGGTGGTGTGCAGGGCGCACAGTATGGTGTTCCACAGATGGCAACCGGTGGTATTGCGGATCTACCCTCTAAGTTCCCTCGTAAGACTGGCCCTATTAACGGTCCGGGGACCGCGACTTCTGATTCAATCCCAGCCATGTTGTCTGATGGTGAGTTTGTTTTTACTGCTAAAGCAGTACGCTCCTTGGGCAACGGCTCACGGCGCTTAGGCGCAAAACGAATGTACGCAATGATGAAGGCTCTTGAAGGAAAGGCGGCATAAATGGCTACCGAATATTCAGTACAAACAGTACAAGAAGCTCCGGCGATTGAAGCGGCCCGTTTGGGCCTAATGGAGTCTGCTAAACAGTTGGCGATGAAACCAACTGATTTACCCGCGTACCAAGCGGCAGGTTTATCTGAAACCCAGCGTCAAGCGATTGATCTTGCCAAGCAGGGTATCGGTGCGTATCAACCTTTCTTGCAAGCGGGCGCACAGCAGATGGCTCAAGGGGCGGGCTTGACTCAATCTGCTGCCCAAGGCATTGCAGGCCTCAACCTCGCACCTCAATACGAGGCGGCGTATGGTGCGATGGGTCGGGGATTGGAGAGCGTAGGTGGAGGTATGTATGGCTACAACCCCTCGCAAGCGGCTTCCTTCATGAACCCTTATCAACAGGCCGTTACGCAAAACGCTTTGGCTGAGATGCGCCGTCAAGCAACCATTGCAGGTCAAGGTCAAGCGGCGCAAGCAGTTCGTGCTGGTGCCTTTGGTGGCACACGTGAGGGTGTGCAACGCGCTGAGACGGAACGTAATGTTCAGGATTTGATGCAGCAACGTATTTTGCAGGACTACGCTCAAAACTACGCGCAGGCTCAGCAAGCGGCACAACAGTCGTTTGAATCACAACAGCAACGTCAGTTAGCTGGTGGTCAAGCAATGGGTCAGTTAGGACAAGGTATTGGCTCATTAGCGGGTCAGTATGGTCAATTAAATCTACAGCGCGGTCAAGCGTTGGGTGCATTGGGTGGTCAAATGGGCACCTTGGGTGGTCAGCAAGCTACCTTGGGTCAGTTGGGCTCCACGTTGGGTCAAGCCGAATCAGGCTTCTTGTACAACATGGGTGCAGGCGAGCAGCAGGCTGCGCAAGCCCAGTTGGACGCGTTCCGCGCAACGCAGACACAAAAAGCGATGTTCCCTTATCAGCAGTTAGCGTTTGTGTCCGATATCTACAAAGGCACACCAAGCGCGCAAATTGCGACAACAGCACAGAGCGCACCTACGCCAAGTCCATTGATGCAGGCAGGTAGTCTAGGCATCGCAGGCTTGTCTGCTGCCGCGGGTGCAGCTAAAGCAGGCTTGTTCTAAGGAGTGATGATGAAATCGAAGGTGATGGAGCGCCCACTCTTTAAGGGCAAGAAGGGCATGAGTATGGAAGAAGCCCAAGATGTAGGCATCATGGACGGCTTTTTATCGTCGGTACAAGGTGGTGACCTTGACGAAAAAGAAGGCGAAGGTGAGGACTACGAAACAGGTAAATTGATGGGCCGTAAACCGGACTCACCAGAAATCCTGATGAACAATCTTCGTGGCGATATGCGATCGATCGACGCTCGGTACGAGGAACTTGCTGACTTAGTCGGCTTGCGTACAGCTAAGGAAACGCCTGAGGCTGTTTTAGCTCTTTTACAGCCGGTCTTGTCGCAACAGGGTATCGGTTCGTTGCCCGCGGCTCCCGGAGCAGGTGGCATGCCTCCAACAGGCGCTCCTACTCCTGATATGGCTGCAATGATGGCTCCTACCCCAGCGCCCGGTGGTATGCCTCCACCTCCTGCTGAGATGCCTCCTGAGGCAATGGCAGGGATTGGTGCTTTGCCTACAGGGCAAGAAGCGCCACCGCCCGTGCCTCAGGGTTTCGCTTATGGTGGGTACGTACAAAATTTCCAGCAGGGGTCTGATGAGGACGGCGTGACCCCCGCTTCTGGTCCGTCCTCTTATGTTGCTTACCCACCAGAATTGGTGCAAAAGGCTCGTCAGTATTTAATGGATACTACGGCGTCCCAGCCAATAACCATACCTGATCTAGCGCAGGCTACTGCTAAACGCGCGAAAGCCTATGAACAAATCTTAGGGGGTGGAGGCAGTCGGGAACTGACCCAAGCGCAAATGCTGTTTGATATAGCAGGTGGCGCGTTAAACGTGGCAGCGGGCGTGGACGCAGAAGGTCGACCATTGCGTGGTGGACCATCGGCCGCGATGCGTGCAGCAGCAGGTTTACGTAATCTGCCAGCACAAATCGGTGCTCGTGCGAGTGAGTTGTCTAAGCAAGAGCGTGCTGTTAAGGGTGCGGCGTTGGAAGCAACAGAGAAGGAAATTGCTGGTCTTCGTGAATACAACGCTAAGGTTATTGAGAGCAACCGTAAACGTTTTGCTGATGTGTTGAAGAGTTCTGGATCAAGTGCCTTGTTTGGCAAAGGCGATTGGCAGTGGAACGTGGTTAATCAACCCGGATTGCTGGCTAACTGGGCAAGTGGTAAGACTTCGGTAGAGCAAAACAATCTTATTGAGTCAGCGATTACTACCTTACGTGCTCCAAAGACTGAAACAAGAAATGATCCTGTGACAGGACAGTCGTATTCAGTGGTGATTCCCGGTGTTGTTCCCCGTTTTGTAGAAGACGCTGAAAAAGCTCATTATGCGTTGATGGGTGGTAAGCCTCCTAAAGCAGCAGCCACTACTAGAGGCGGACCACGGCCCACGGCTCCTGTGACAGGAGAAGCTCCTCCTGCAGAAGTTCCTGCAGGCGGTGTGCCAGCACCAGCGGCGGCTCCTGCGAAAGGTAAAGTAGAAACACCTAACTTCTATAGCTCAACGGAACCTACGCTGTTTAACCTGTCCGGTAAAGGAACGGGCGTAGTTCCGATTGTTAAGTCAACGTTGGAAAAGCTGCCTTTGGTTAATCAGTTTGTGTCGGGTAGTGAAGAGTTATATGCAACGGATTACTTAAATAAAGCTGTTGATACCATCGGTAAAGCTATTCGTGTTAATCCGCGTTTTGCTGAAGGTGAGCGCAAGGAAGTTGAAAAGAAACTGGATATTGCTCCTCAACTGTTAGATAACCAACAGGCTTACATTACACGTTTGATGTCTTTGGACGACTTCTTAAATACTATTCGTAAGGGCGAATATAAGAAGGGGTATCAATCGCCTAACTTAGGTGCAGAAGATATTCGCAATGCTCGCGAAAAGATCCAAGACATTGACGAAATACGCAAGATGATCGGTCTGCCTCCTGTTCTAGTGAGCAAGGCACAATGGGATTCTGCGCCAAGTGGCTCAGTGTTCATTGTCAAAGGCGAAGTACTGACTAAGCAATAAGGAAAAAACATGGCACTGACAGCGGATGAGTTGAATGAGATCAGGATGCAGGCTCGTCCTGCTACAGAGGCTGCTGCAACTACCGGTGAAGCACTGCCGGGAGCCGCTACACTGGCACCCACTGCAGAAGAAATACAGTCGGAAATGGGTACTGGCTTTAAACAAGGTATCGCACGAGGACTTACTGTAGGTGCTGGTAGTCTAGCGGGACTTCGTTTTGGCGCTGCAGCGGCTGCGGGAGCACCTGCTACAGGTTTTGGCATGGCTACTGCTCCTTTTCTCCCTGCTGTTGGTTTTTTAGGTGGTACGTATCTCGGGTCAAAGGCAGCCGAAAACATCGATGAGATGTATCCCGGAGTGTCACGTCAAGATTTAATTCCTTATCGCGAGGGAGCAAAGATAACAGGCGAATCGATTGCGATGTCGCCATTTATGTTTGGTATTCCAGCTATGCAAGGTGGACGCGTTTCTCAGTTCGTGACAGAGATAGGAACGGCCGCTCGCAAAAATCCACTTCGTTTTTTAACTGCAGAAGTTTTGTCTGGCACAGGTGCGGGTATCGGTGGTGGTACTGCAGAAGCGCTTGCTCCGGGAAGTGCTGGCGCGCGTTTTACGGGTGAGGTAGGTGGAAGTATTTTCTTCCCGGGAAAGCTCTTCATTAATCTAGGCGGCGCTTTATATGACTATGGCAAAGGTGCTATAGCTGGTCAAAAGATTGACGCTAAAGAAGCAAAAGTTGCTGAGATACTTCGTGGAATTGTTGTTGATAGCGGCGAAGATGTAGGCAAACTTGTTAAAGCACTAGAGGCACAACTGCCGCGTAATGCTACTCCTACTTCGGCTCAAAAGACAGGCTCTGCTGCCCTTTCGGTTGTTGAAAACACGCTTGCAAAAAATCATCCGGCATTATCTTCCGCAATTAAGCAACAGGGCGCGGACACATTGCGTGCGTATGAGTTGATGATCGAGAACTTGCGTCATATCGGAACACCGGATGCATTACGTCGTGCAGCGCAGATACGCGATAACGTTTTAACAGAACTATTGGATACCCGTGTAGCTGCTGCTGAACGTACAGCAGCCGACAAGATCTCCAAGATCAAGACGGATAGGCCTATGGCTCGTCTTGAAATAGGCGACATCGTTAAGACCGAGACAGTTAAAGCATTAGACGATGCTCGTAGCTATGAGCGCTATCTTTGGGGTGAAGCCTCACGCGACGCGGTTCGTGTACGTAACGTCAAAGGCCAAGAGCTGATCAATCTTCGTAAGGCTTCTCCTGCTAATACAGGCGAGCAGTTCTTGGAGATTGCTACCTCCATGACGCCTGAGCGTTTTAATGCAAAGATGCCTACTGAGATTCGTTCCATCATGGCGCGTCTAGGTATTGATTCAGATACGATTCAAAACTATGCCAAGGGTAAGCTCACTCGTGAGTACTTGGACACTGGACGCGTGCCGCAAGAGTTTTTGACAAGGCCTGCAGGCCCTCGCACCGCGAAACGCGAATCCATATTCAACACTACAGATGTGCAGGACCTAATCAACATCCGTAGCGATCTTCTTGCTTATGCACGTGACGCAGCCGTAAACAATCCATCCTTTGCCAACTTCTACGGACGCATGGCAGAAGCTGTATTGACGGATCTTCAGTCATTGAAGAGCCCTGCGTACGATAAAGCTCGCTCCTTTTCTAAGGTCTTAAACGATTACTTTACTCGTACCTTTGCTAGTGATGTAGCAGAAGGTGCGTCTGTTGTTGGCGGCAAAGTAGCGGGTACAACGGTTGGACAAAAACTTCCTCCTGAAATCCTTGCACAACGTGCTTATGGCGCGGGCAACGATACTACTGCGTTACGTATGAAGCAGGTAGAAGATGCTGTAGGCATGATGAAAAAGCAGTACGACGATGCTGTTGCAGCCTTTGGTCCGAAGAGCGCGCAAGCACGAGCGTTAAAACCATACGCTGATCTAGCTGCCAGCCGTGTCGTGTCTGTGCGTGACGCGCACTCCAAAGCAATGTTGGCTTTAGCAAACAAAGCCATTGATCCAGCAACTGGCCGTGTTAACCCTCGTCAATTGCAATCGTTTGTCAACGAAAACAAAATCATGCTGGACCGTCTTGGTCTAACTAATGATTTGTTGGATGCAAAGAAAGCTGAAAATGCTTTGCGCCTTGTGCTAGATCAAAACAGCGCAATGAATACTACGTTGCGCAAGCAAACAGCATTCGCCCAAGTGTTGTCAAAGGAAAGTCCTACACGTGTTATTGCTGACACACTAAACAGTAAGTTCCCTGTCAAGAGCTTCTCTAACTTAGTGCGACTTGCTAAATCAGGTGGTTCGGATGCCATAGACGGCCTTGGTGCAAGCATCTTTGATTACGCATACATGAAAGCGGGTGGTGATAGAAACTTTAGCCCACGTGCGTTTGAAAAAGCTTTTTTTGAACCTATCCAAGACGTAGCCGGTAATCCCTCTATCTACGAGCTTTTGCGTGGTCAAAAGCTGTTGACTATTTCGCAGGGAAAAGGGTTAAAGCAAATCCTAAATCGTATGAGTACGGTTGAGCGTGCTTTAAACAACAATGCTTTGACTGACGAGATTGTGTCGGGCGCTGGAGCCGTGGAGGAACTAGCTTTACGCGTTATGGGCTCGAAACTAGGTAAGGCACTAGAGCCCGGTTCATTAATCGCAGCTCAGGCAGGCTCAAAATATCTGCGCGATATGTTTGATAAAACACCTTTGATGGCTGTTAAAAACATCATGGAACGTTCCATGACTGATCCAGTGTTTTTAGCACAGCTTTTAAAGAAGACAGGAAAGCTTGATCAAGAGAAGTCTTACTTAGCGGCACGTATGTTTAATTCTGCGATGGTCAATGCAGGAGTTAACTACGCAACGTCGGATGAACGTCCAACGATGGAGCCTGCTTTGCCGCCCTACGCTGCTCCGCTGCCTCCTATGCGTGCTCGTCGTTTGATGCCTTCGGCTCCGCCTACACGTGGTGTTCCAAACGTCCCCGGAGTGGGTGGTCCCGTGGAACGAGAACCACGCAGCCCCGGTGGGCCGGTACCGAACATCGTACCAAGCCCCATGGCACCACAAAGTAATAGCCGTGAAGCGCTAAAGCGTCTGTTTCCTTTTGATTCAACGCTGGCTTAAACTAGCCATTCCTTCAGTTCTTCGCCCAGCACTTGGTTAGCGATATTGATTTTGCTCCGAAGCGCCTTGACGATTTTTTCGTCAACGGTCTTCGGGGCGATTAAATCGATGTACGTCACATTCTTTGTCTGACCAATACGATGCGCTCGGTCCTCTGATTGCAGTCGTTTTTCCAAATCAAAGCTGTTGCTGTAATACACCATCAAGTTAGCCGCTGTTAACGTAATACCGTAACCACCGGTGCTAGGGTTACCTACAAAAAAGCGCAGAGGACTATCTGGGTTTTGGAAATCCTGCACTACACGCTGGCGCTCCTCCGTCTCTGTATCTCCATAATACGTTCCAACTGTGCTGTCTCCGTATGCACGTTTTAACGCTGCTTCGATGGCTGCAATATCGTGACGATAGGTGGCCCAAATAATTACCTTGCCATCGGATTCTTCAAGGATGTTTAGTAACTCCTTGATTCTATTACTAGGAAGTTCGACTACGGTTCCGTCATCAAGCTTCACGTGTCCGCATACAATTTGATGCAGTCGCATGATCTGCGTCATGGCGTTGGTCGTTGATACAAGGCCCTGTTGCAGCATGGCAAGCGCTAACTGCTTCATCTCGTTGTATGCCTTGACCTGTTCATCCGTTAGATCGACTTCCCGTTTTACATAAAGTTTGTCAGGAAGGTCCAAGCATTCATCTTTGGTTACGCGGAAAGAAAACTTATCCAGCTTTTCTTTGAGTTCGTCCAAGTTGCGATAACCAAGGATCTGTTTGAAGCTGTGTGTAGCTAACTGTCGTTCCTGTACAACAGCGTAGCGTGCTTGGAAGGTGTAATAGCTCTGATGCCCAAGGAGATCAGGCGACAAAAAAGCGCACTGCTGGTACAAATCCATAGGGCTTTTGGTGACCGGGGAGCCCGTCATAATGCGGCGAAAGCGAGCTTGCTTGCCTACTTTTGCAGCATTCTTGGCCCGCGAAGCAGCAGGTGTTTTGATTGTTGTAGATTCATCAATCGCCATAAATGCTTCATGACAAAGTAAGTACCTACTAGCGAATTTAACGCCTTTTTCAGTAGATAAAGCTTCTATGTTCATCACAAGAATCTTTAAGTCTTCTGATATTTCAAACAAACTGTCTAAGGCTTTTTGCTCTGCTTTCTTTGGACTTGGTGACCATGTAGCCATTCGATACACAATATGGTCTGGCATGTGTTTGGGTATCTCCGTATCCGCCCAATTTCGATACACGCCTTTAGGGGCTACGATTAATGCGCCGCCTATGTTTCCCGTGTCATACAACATAGCAATGTTGTTAATGAGCATAAAACTTTTGCCTGTACCCATCTCAGAGAACAACGCTGCAACGCGGTTTTGCCAGAAACGCTGCAAATAAGCTTGCTGATGTACAAACGGTTTATTTTTAAATGGGTAAGTCTCAAGGAATTTTTCATCCATTTCTGTCTCTCTTTCTAAAAAGGGGTTGCAAACCCCGATGGCTTGAGTGTACACTGGTTTTTCGTTACTAGAAAGGAGAAATGAAGTGCCAAGAATTTTTGTCGTCTCTGAAACAGGTCAGCACAACATTACTAGTGCTATGAACTTTGGAGAGTTAGACGTGATCCTGCCGCCTAATGCACAGGTTGCGTTTTCTGCTGTACCAACTGTTCGCCGTATCCAGAGAAAACTTGCTTCGTTTACCGACGAAGATTATCTTTTGTTCATTGGTGATCCAACAGCTATTGCTATTGTGTCCGCCGTTGCAGCAGAAGTTAATAACGGTCGTTTCAAGTGTCTTAAGTGGGATAAACAAGAACGTCGTTACATCCCAATTCAAGTTGATTTACACCCTAAGAAAGGAGAATATGATGAGTATGACGAATATATTTGAGGAGGATGCAGATGCGCTCCAAGTCTCGAACGACCACCTTAAGGAAATTGCGAAGCTTGCTGTCAGGGCCAAAGAGCTTGACAAAGATGTCGAAGACCTTGAAGCGGTTCTCAAAGAACGCAAAGGTCAACTTCGCAAGCTCGTTGAAGAAACGATTCCCGAAGCCTTAGCAACAGTGGGTATGACGTCTTTCAAAATGGAAGACGGCTCCTCCATCACTGTCAAGCCTTTCTATTCAGCAAGCATCCCGGGCGAACGCCAAGAGGAAGCCTTTGCTTGGCTACGTGAAAACGGCTTTGACGACATCATTAAGAACACGGTTTCTGTACGCTTTGGTCGTGGTGAAGATGATAGCTGCACGCAGGTAATAAGTTTGATTACTGCTGCAGGGTATGCACCAGAGCAAGCAGAGAAGATCGAACCCATGACACTTAAAGCGTGGGTCAAGGAACAGGTGGAAAAAGGCAGTCAATTTCCGTCTGAACTTTTTGGCGTGTACATAGGCCAAAAAGCTGTAATCAAGAGTAAGTAATAACGACTAACGAACCAAGGAAAATTAATCATGGCTAAGAATGAACTAGCGGAAAAGAAGGAACAAGCTCTCGCAATTTTTGCAAGTTTTGAAGAAGATGCATCAGCGGGTTTTGAAGGTATGGGTCAAGAGGATATGGCGCTGCCGTTCCTGCGTTTGTTGACTCACACAAGTGATGAAATCGGTGTAGTAGAAGGCGCTATGCCCGGCATGATTTACAACACCGTTACTGGTCAATTGTTCGACGGCAAAAAAGGCATTACTGTTGTGCCTTGCGCTTATGTTCGTCAATACATTGAATGGGCACCACGCGGCAGTTCAGGTGGTGGCGCTCCGATTGCTATTTATCCAGCGACATCTGACATTTTGTCTAAGACACATCGCGATCCGGGCGAAAGCAAAGACCTCTTGGACAATGGTAATTACATTGAGAACACCGCTAATCACTATGTGATGATGGTGGGTGACGATGGCGTGCCTACACCAGCACTGATCACGATGAAATCAACGCAGTTGAAGAAGTCGCGTAAGTGGAACAGCATGCAACAGTCAGTGAAACTGCAAGGCAAGAATGGTTTGTTCACGCCTCCTATGTATTCACAGACATACAAGCTGACAACAACTGCTGAGTCAAACGACAAAGGTAAATGGTTTGGTTGGGAAGTTGAGCGCCTTGGTACGGTGGAGGATGTTGGCCTCTACCAATTAGCTAAAGCGTTTCATGATCAAGTAGCATCTGGTGCAGTAAAGGTTAAGCACACCGATCATGACGACGGTGATGCCCCAGCGGGTAGCACACCCTTCTGATTTACGGGCCCAAAAGTGGATGCTGGAGAGTAATTCGTAACCTTGATCGGAACGTAGCCAGACGCAGCGAGTAGGGCCCACCTTTGTCGAGAAAGAAGAATGGATATTTCAAAGTTCAAAGCGATTTTTACTGGATTAGATATCGCTTATGGCACCTACAAGATAGAAAAGGAGAAGGACAGTGGCAAACAGGCTGGAAAAGCTGTTGTCGTCCGCAAACCTCCCACGGACGATTTATGGGAAGCTCATCTTAATGGGATTGAGCCTTCCCTTGGCATTATCCCTATTCGTGCTGACAACAGCTGTATTTGGGGCTGTGTTGATATTGACCAATATCCTCTTGACCATGCAGGCCTTGTGGCAAAGGTTAAAAGGTTAAAACTACCTTTAGTTGTCTGCCGTAGTAAGTCAGGAGGTGCGCATGTCTTCTTGTTCGTTGCAGAGCCTATACCTGCTGCGGAAATGCAACGTTATCTCAAGACGTGCTCTGGATTGTTGGGCGAATCTGGGCGTGAGATATTCCCCAAGCAAAGCGAAATATTTGTTGAGCGTGGCGATACGGGAAACTTTCTTAATCTCCCGTACTTCGGTGGGGACGCCACTTTACGTTACGCGATCAACGAGGATGGCACGGCTGCAACATTGGAAGAGTTCTATGCTCTCTACGATGCAAACGTACAGGCGCTTCCACTTAACCATCCAGAAGAAGTCAAAGAAGCAGAAAACCCAGCGAAAGATGGGCCACCCTGCCTGCAGGCTTTATGTTCCCAAGGATTTCCGGAAGGCACACGCAATAACGGTTTATTCAACATCGGCATCTACCTAAAGAAAGCGGAACCCGCTAAATGGGAAGACAAGCTGATGGAATACAACATGAAGTATTTTGGACCACCGCTTCCGCTCCAAGAACTTCAAATCGTCACTAAGCAGTTGCACAAAAAGGAGTACAAGTACAAATGCAAAGACGCTCCATTGAACTCGTTTTGCAATTCCGGATTGTGCCGAACCCGTCGCTTTGGAGTTGGAGCGGATGGGCCGGATGCCCCACAGATAAGCAATCTGTCCAAGTACAACTCCGAGCCACCACTTTGGTTCTTAGATGTCAACGCCAAGCGCATCGAGTTGGATACGGAGCATTTGTTCAATCAAAGCCAGTTTCAGCGCTCGTGTGTCGAGAAGCTGAATACCTTGCCTCCTACGTTGAGAAAGCAAGATTGGGAGTCGTTATTGAACGCCCTGTTGCGGGAGATGACGGAACTGGAACAGATACAGGAAGCACCTGAAGACACAAGCGTCACTGGTCGCTTTACCGATTTGTTAGAAGAGTTCACCACCCATATGCAGCAAGCGATGGATCGCGATGAGATTTTGATGGGTCGTCCATGGACGAGTGAAGAAGAAGGAAAAGTTTATTTCCGTATCAAGGATCTAGAAGCTCACATGAAGCGTAATGGATTCCTTGGTATGACAGCACCACGCATGGCGCAAAGAATACGTGATATCGGTGGGGAGCCCATCAGCCTTTACTTAAAAGGTCGCAGCACGCGGGCATGGCGCGTACCGCGTTTTGATCAACAAGACGCGCCGTTTGAGACACCAGAGACAAAGAAAGGGGTACCGTTCTAATGGATATGCTTATTCTGAAGGGTTTTGAAGAAGCGGAAATTGGTGTGTGCACTACATGGCACGGGGACCAACTAGTAGAGCGCGTGGTGTATAACGCGAACAAAATGGTTCAGATACTTTACGAAAAAGAAGCCATGTTGCCTGAGGCAGCGGTGGCATACATTGAGGCTGAATTTATTTTTAAATACGCAGGTGACACGCAGCCTATTCTTGTTTGGGTAAACGCGCCTGAAAGCGATGAGGATCAATAAAGTATTTGGTCCCCCGGGCTCTGGCAAGACAACGTATTTATTAAGCGTTGTTGAGAAAGAGCTTGATGCAGGAGTTTCTCCTGCAAAGATAGGCTATTTTGCGTTCACTAGAAAAGCTGCGACCGAAGCAAAAAACCGTGCGATAAAGAAATTTCCTGCGCTAAAGTCAGAAGTAGATTTTCCGTGGTTTAGAACATTGCATAGCCTTGCCTATCGCTGTCTCGGTGTGTTGGCAAAAGACATGATGAAGCCTGAGCATTACCATGAGTTTGCAAAGGAAACAGGGTTGGTGTTTGCATTGGAAACGGGTGAGGAAGATTTTGTCATTAAAACAGATCACCCTATTTTGAACGAGATCAACATTGCACGGATCAAGGGCCTTGATTTACGCACGCACTACAACCACAGCGAGATGCAAATCGAGTGGTACCACTTTGAGTTTGTTGAGCGTGCTTATCGTCACTACAAAGAAGCACGCAACTTAATGGATTTCACTGATCTGCTTGAGCAGATTGTTTTGCAGCCAGAGTTTTTGCCGCGGCTAGAGGTATTGATTGTTGATGAAGCACAAGACCTTTCTCGCTTGCAGTGGAATTTAGTGGTGGAGTTATCTAAACGTGCTGATAGAACGTTCTTAGCGGGGGATGACGATCAAGCGGTATATGTTTGGGCAGGCGCTGATGTGCGTTCCTTCTTGGATTTTGAAGGAGAGATCAAAATCTTAGATCAATCCTATCGCGTACCGGCACGCGTGCATGAGTTAGCTAATAGTGTTGTTCGACGCATTCGCGCAAGGCAGCCAAAGACATGGAAGCCACGGGAAGAGCAAGGGCAGGTGTTGACGTACAACAGTTACGAGCACGTGGATGTAACGCAGGGAGATTGGTTAATACTGGCTTCAACAAATTACATGCTGAACGATATGCACTCGTGGTTAAAGTCACAAGGAATTTTGTTTGAGCGCCACGGACAACGGAGCATCTCTGACAAGGTATTAGCTGCGGTACTTGGTTGGGAAACACTTAGACGAGGAGCGGCTGTCGATTCGTTGACTCTCGAGAACGTCTATAAACATTTGGGTACCGAGTTCGTCAAGCGAGGGTATAAGACGTTGAAGACGATCAATCCGGAGCAAGCCTATACGATTGAAGACCTTCAAGCAGATCATGGTTTGTTGACCACAGATATTTGGCATAAGGTGCTGACCAAGATTGGTGAGGACAAGCGGGATTACATCATTGCACTTTTACGTCGTGGCATAAAGTTGACGAGCGATGCTCAAGTAAAACTCTCCACGATCCACGGTGCTAAAGGCGGTGAAGCCGATAACGTGCTGTTGTTGACAGACTTATCTACTAAGTTTGCTCAGGAGTATGCAAAGAATTCTGACGATGTGAATCGTTTGTTGTATGTAGGGATTACTAGAGCAAAACAGGCACTGCACATAGTGCTTCCAAAAAACGAACAAAAAGGATTTCGCCTGTGAGAACCATGCCGCTGTTCCCGCCACAAACTGAGTGGGTACCGCCTAGCCACTTTCCCAACCTGTCTGAAGCGAAAGAGATTGCAATTGACTTAGAAACCTGTGATCCAAACATGGAGAGCATGGGTCCGGGCTGGCCGCGAAAAGATGGCTACATTGTCGGCTACGCTGTGGCTGTTGAAGGGTGGTCAGGTTACTACCCCGTTGCGCATGCAGGTGGTGGCAATTTAGATCGACGCATTGTAGACAAGTGGATTGCAGACGTGATGAAGACCAAAGCAGATAAGGTCATGCACAACGCTGCGTACGACTTAGGGTGGCTTCTTGCCAGTGGCTTTGAAGTCAATGGAAAAATTATTGATACGCTCATTGCAGCGCCATTACTCGATGAAAACAGATTTTCGTACAGCCTTAACGCGCTTGGATTTGACTATCTTAAGGAAACGAAGTCCGAACAGGGGCTTAAAGAAGCGGCGAGCGACTTTGGTGTCCACGCCAAAAAGGAGCTTTGGAAACTCCCAGCGATGTACGTTGGTACCTATGCGGAACAGGACGCTGCGCTCACCCTTAAGCTTTGGAACCACTTTAAAATCCTATTACGTAATGAAGAGGTCGAGTCAATTTTTCAGTTGGAGTCAGAGCTTCTCCCTATACTCGTGGGACTTACACGACGTGGGATACGTTTTGACCGGACTAGGGCCGAGCATTTAATCGACGACATGCGTAAGAAGGAGAAGGAACTTCTCTCGCATATCAAAACAGTAGCAGGCGTGGGCATTGATATCTGGGCAGCAGCCAGTATCGCTCGAGGCTTTGACAAAGTAGGTGTACCTTACCCTAAGTCCACTACGGGCTTGCCCTCCTTTACAAAAAGTTTTCTGGACACGTGTGATCACCCATTGGCTAAAGCCATTTTGGAAGCACGCGAGATCAACAAGACGTACGGCACCTTTCTGTCTCCGTATCTGGACTTCTCCGCCAAAGATGGGCGGATTCACCCCCATGTGAACCAGCTACGTTCTGATGACGGAGGGACCGTTTCAGGGCGGCTATCCATGGCCTCCCCCAACCTTCAACAGGTACCGGCCCGTCACGAAATAATCGGGCCCATGGTTCGTTCCCTTTTCCTGCCTGAAGAGGGCGAGCTTTGGGCGGCAAATGACTTCTCAAGTCAGGAGCCACGCCTGTTGGTCCATTACGCAGAACTGCTCGATCTCCCCGGAGCAGATACCATGGCCCATGCTTACCGGCAAGACCCCAACACCGACTTCCACCAAATGGTGGCGGATATGGCTGGAATTAAGCGAAAAGCCGCTAAAACTATCGGTTTAGGCCTGATGTACGGCATGGGCAAGAACAAACTCGCCGGGCAGTTGGAGCTCGATGTAGAGGAAGCCGGGGAATTGATGGGGCGCTTTCACGAGAAGGTGCCTTTCCTGCGCGGGACGGTGGACGCGGTAATGCGTCGAATCGAGCATCCCGGGTCCGGTGGCGCAATTCGTACCCTCTTAGGCCGCAAATGCCGCTTTCCCCTATGGGAGCCGATGGAATGGGGTGTCAACAAGGCGTTGCCGCGTGAGGAAGCTGTCTTGAAGTACGGCCCACGGATCAAGCGTGCATGGACGTACAAGGGGCTAAACAGGTTGATTCAGGGATCTGCTGCAGATCAGACTAAAGCGGCTATGGTAGCGCTCCACAAGGCTGGATTTAACCTGCTCTTGCAAGTGCATGACGAGATTGCGATGTCCGTGCAGACCAAGGAAGCTGCGAAAGAGGCTGCAAACATCATGGAAACGGCCGTCAAGCTTCAAGTTCCAAGCCGCGTGGATATGGAGATTGGCAAATCGTGGGGAGAGGCCGTATAATAGCTTGGAAGGAAAGAAAGAAGAATGCCGATCATCATCAAAAAGAAGTCGGAAATAACAAAGAAGCGCCCCGGCAGGCCTAGAAAGCGTGGAAGAAAACGCAGATACAAAGGTGTTAGTCCTACGGCGCGCAGAGATCCGTACAAAGTAATCGTGTTGAAAGTAGCAGGACACGCGATGCTAAAGGAGTTGGCCGAGTATTACGGCACGAGCATGATTGAGATCAACCACAAATTGATTGAAGTCGCGTTTAAAAAAACATTAGCGCATTACGAAGCAAAAGAAAGGGAGAAAGAAGATGATTCATAACACTGCGTTTGCCGTTCCTATTGAGGTGGAATTTACTATTCTGCCTCCCAAACCCCCAGACCTTCCATTACAAATTGATATTACTGGCATCTACATGTCGTTAAAAACCGACGGTGGTAAGCCTCGACGCATAAATATCTTGTCGGCATTAAACGAGTCCGATATTATATCTCTGGAGGATGAAATACTTACTCCTGCGTTTATCAAAGAATATAACTTAGTAATGGAATGGAAGAGGAGGAATGGTGGTGAAATTTGACGCGAATGACATTGAACATTGGAAACGAGTTGCAGAGCGCTATCGCCGCCAAAGGGACTCGGCCGTTAAGGAGATCAACCGCCTCAACCGTCTGCTTCTTGTGCAAACCGGTAAAGCGCAAGATGGCAATGACTATTTGCGTGAGATCCAACAAAGTGCTGCCCGTGCGCCGTTGACCAAGAAGCTTTTCAATTGGTTAGGGGCATGGAGATGAACCTACACTTAACCGACGCCTTAGAGAGTGCGGCACGTGAGGCGGAACAAAAAGAGCGAGTAGGTGATGCGTTTTTATTTCGTGCTGCTGCCCTACACATCAAAGACTTACAGGATTACAAGCTGGCATGGGCAAAACTTCATGAGGAAAAGCAGAAAGAGAAAGACACTTATGCAAAAGAATTTAACCAAGCCAACAAAGACGGACGCGAGTTCCCCTGAATGGCAATTAATGTTGACTGAGACTATGGAAAAAGAAAACTTCTTCGATACAAAGCTGATGCTAGCTTGGCTAAAGCGTACGTGGTATCACGCGTTTTGGCCTTTAGCAGCCGCTTTCTTTGGCTTTTTAATAGGCAGTATGGATGCTGAATCGCGCATCGTGAGTGATTGCAAATATGCGCAAGCGTTTCGCGTCAGTCAACAAGCGTTTACTTGTCAGAGGAAAATATAATGGCTAGAACCTTCTCCTGTGAGCATACGTTGTTGGATGCTCTGCTTAAGTTTTATAAGCTAGAAACGGATAGAGAGCTTGCTGCGCTTTTTGGTGTGCAACCGGCGGCGCTATCAAAGATTCGTATTGGGATTAACCGCGTTAGTCCAGAGATGATTCTAAAGGTACACAAGATGACGAACTGGCCCGTGGACCGCATCATTTTGCTCTCGAATTATGAAGATTAATACTCAGTATTGTTTTGGGACACTACGCTGCCCTATACATGTGTGCGAAAACTGTGATGAATCCCGTGATTGCGCAGAAAAATACAATGAAATAAACGGCATAGTTGAAGAGGAAGAGGAAGACGAATGATATATGACGATTATTTTTGGACAGAACTTTCCTACGAGCGTTGGGCGTTTGTTGCACCAAGCGGCGAGATCCTAACCAAGGTGACGTACAACAACGTAGATAAAACGTATTTAACGGAAGACAGGGAGTTCATGACGTTAGAAGCTGCTAAGTTGTTTGCCATTGCGGTGTTAAAGCGCTTAGGCAAGATGGATGATAACGAGGAGGATGCCGATGAGTCTTTACGTTCTTTATGAGCACTACTGCGACTTTTGTGGGGGCAAAATTCATGGCGAGAGTTATCTCTTGCGGCAGGACTTTGGCTTCAAGGCTCCCGAACCACGGGCCAACAACTTTCGCACTGGAGTACACAACTGGGATTTATGCACAACGTGTGTGACGCCTATGCGGGAGAAGTTAGACGAAAAGATAGTGGAGTTACGTGAAGCAGGTTTATTAAACGCTCCTCGCACTACGCAGGAGATCGAAGAAAGGAGAAACAAATGGGTTGGTTAGTTGGGTTAGGTTTAGTCGCTGCGTGGTTCACGCACATCTTTACGTGCTTTGCGACAAGTGCATGGGGCTTCTTAATTGCTGGAGCACTCTTTTTCCCCATCGGCATTCTCCATGGGTTATGGCTATGGTTCACCTAGAGCAGGGGCAAATCTATCTGCCCAAGGCCCAAGGATCACGGCACAAGTATCGCCGTATCGTTGGGATAGTCAATGGTATGGTGTTCTATTGCGTAGGCAAGGACCGGCTGTTTAACTGCTCTGTCAAATCATTCATGCGGTGGGGCAAACTCAAGGAGAAGAAAAGTGTTAGAGCTAATACCGTTGATGTTTGAGCCCGCTCCGATGCTGATCTTTGCAGGCGGAATACTGGTAGGTGTTGCAGTATCTATCCTTGCGTTTGTTGCGTTTATGTTGGTGGATTGGGGGTGAACGGTTATGACTCAGTATAGTCACACGTTGTTGGATACGTTAATGAAGAACCACAAGCTTAAAGACGATAGCGAATTGGCTGCGTTTCTTGAGGTATCTCCTTCAACGATTTCACGCCTGCGACAAGGCAAACAACGTTTTAACGGCGACATGATCCTACAGGTGTACGACATGACGTTTTTAGAGATTGAAGAGATCCGTAATTTATTGAAAGACGAGCCGCAGTTTATTGGTAGACGGGAGGAATGGGAATGATTAATATGGTTATCGGAGCAATCATTGGCCTACTCGTGGGCTACGGATCAAGCGCCATGGAACAAGAAAGCGTTTATAAACAAGGACTTATAGACGGTGTTGCAAAAGAGAGACAGCAGCGACGTATGCAGGTAGCTAAGGACAATGCGTGTGTGCTGTGGTGGACGCAAGCAGATGGTAGGACGTTACTACAGGCAAAGAGGGCGGTATGTGGGAAGTAGAGATGACACCGTATGCTGATGCGTTGGCCCAGCTTTTGGGACTTGATGCGGGGACCGAGGCTCAGGTGCTGTATGTGCACTTAAATTCTGGGCGAGTGCTCGTGTTTCTCGGCGCACCGGTCAGCGAAACGGATATGGACGAGGTCAAGGAAGTGCATTTTGGTGAGCTTATTGACCCTATCGTCTTTGCTTTTGCAGCGGATAGGGCAGAAAGTAGTACCTTGCCGCAATAAAGTGTTTGCTCGGGGTAAAAGGTATGCTAGATTAAGTGCGGGGAATGGACTCCCCAATCTCGCTTATTTGCCCCCCGCTCCTCCGTGGGGGCTTTTTTTAAATAAATAGTTGACGTACGGATTGAATCCGTTTAGTCTACAAACTCTATACAGTTAGACAGGAGAAAACGATGTGGCTATATGCTGATGACGACGCAATTCGCATAAACCTTGGGGTTTATACCTTGCATTTTAGGCGCGATAGATCAGACAAGATCGCTATTTCCCATGCCAGTGGGGAGGGTGGTGAGTTTTCCCGTGCCATGTTTGAAGATGCTATTCATAAGTTCTATGAGGAGAATTTCTGATGAAAGCGAGGAAGAAGAATGACTAACGAAGAAATTATTCGCATGGCGCGTGAGGCTGGATTGCATATAGCAACCGATCATGATTGGATGCCAATTATTGCTCTTGCATACGCAAAGAAGTTTGCTGAAGTAGCTCGTGCAGCCGAGCGTGAGGCTTGTGCAACGGTGGCTGAATCGTATGAGCCGAGATGTGATACTTGTCCAAGTGGAGTATCTAACGCTATCCGTGCAAGGGGGCATTGATGAAACTAGTTATTAACAGAGATTATGGCGGGTTTAGTTTATCGGACAAAGCAGCAGCTCGATACGCGGAGCTTACAGGCACTACGGTTAATAACTGGGGTTGCCGTAACGTGGACCGTGATGATCTAGCGCTCATTCAAGTAGTTGAAGAGATGGGAGAAGCAGCCGACGGTATTTTTGCAAGCTTGGCTATCGTTGAAATACCTGATGGCGTGAAATGGCAAATCGAAGAATACGATGGCTTGGAGTGGATTGCTGAAGAGCATAGGACGTGGGGGAAAGAATGGTAAAACCAACACAAAAACTATTGATTGTTGCCTTTTGTTTTTTACTTACGGCTTGCAGTGATAGCCCTCCTATACCTCCTGAAAAGGTTGAAACATTCATAGTAGGGAAGTATGAAGACTGCACTCTTTATCGGACGAAAACTATCAAAGGCCCAGATGTTACGTGGGTGCGCTGTAAGAAAGAGCCAAAAGTAGTTGAGTCTCAGCATACAGAAAGCTGCGGCAAGGGTTGCACTCGTACTGTGCTGACTAAAACGATTGAGGAGGCAGAATGAAACCACACAAACACGCAGAGATAATTAAACAGTGGGCAGACGGAGTTGAAGTTGAATATAGATTACACGATGGTGCGAAGGGCTGGAGTGAATGGAAAACGCTTGCTCACGATAAACCATTTTTGTCAGACAGTTGGTTTGAATACCGCATTAAGCCACAGAACTTATCAGCTGCTTACATAGTTGACCATAAGTACAGCGTGAGAG